AACATTATACATTATGGAAAATAAAGTTCTTAAATTAGGGGGGAGAGATCTACCCAAGACGTATATGCAGAAATAAGACAGGGAAACTCTGAGAGATGGACAATACAATCTCAAAAGCGTAAGTATGTAAATGGCAAATTGTCCGGGGTTATTGAAGTTGGTTATTCTGCTAGCATCAATACCCCGGACTATGTTCTGGAGGAAGACAAAAGTAACAATGGTATTCAGATTACTGCACGAGATGACGGTACTTCTGGGCTTTGTATACTTACACAAAATGAATCTGGTAATAAAATAAATCTACACCTTACTACTCCCGAAGAAAAAGAATATTGGGAAATACGTTTTAATCCTATAACCATCAATGGAGCAGACATGAATGCTTTTTTTAAGACTACTACCAATATTAGTGGCGAAGGTGGATCTATGGCTGATGGTAACAGAAATAAGAATTGGATAGTAAATCAAAATAGATATGCTATTAATGTCTATATTGGCCTGTACCCGATAAATGTCGAAATGTTGTCTTGGTCCTGCCTTGATAAGAATGGTAATGCTTTTAGTCCTAACTACAATTTACCAAGTAATTCATACTTTACAACAAAAACAACTGGATTGGGTTCCTATTCTCTTACAAAAGTTTCAACTCCCTCTGCTAGCAGTGATACTCCTATACTCTCCAGTAGGTTTAACCCCACTAAAAAATATCCATTAGATTTGAATTTTTATTGGGGAGCTCCAATTTAATACCTGTATTAAGATAATATCCCAATTATAAAAGCAATTACCCAGAATATAAGAGCCAGTGTATATGCAACAGAATATCTATGCCATGGATACCAGCAGGTAATATAAGAATCTACTTTTAGTATTTCTGGATGTTCTTCCTCGTATTTTTTATCCTCTTCTCTAGAACTGTATTTATGAAATACATAGAAAGGTAAGAATACGAGGAAGATTATTAGAGCAACTGGGAACAAGAGTAGGAGAAGAATCTCCCACCCTTGCATTGATGACCCAGCATAATTACCATCTCTGTCAAAAAAGTATCTCATAGTAATCTATATTTTAGGTATTTGATTAATAAGTAAATCGGGAATAGAGGTAATACTATCCATACCGATATGAATAGAATAAGAGAGTGTATTTTGTGAGTATAGGGTAAATAATCCAAGCAAGCCCTTACAAAAAATACCGTGAATGGCAAACATACCAAGTAAATTATCGCTAATACCGTAGTCATCATTGTTCTTTGAAGTATTTGTTAATAATCTTGGTAAGCTTCTTATCAAATTCAATCATCATATCGAAAGCATCTGTATCTTTCATACTTCTCATCTCCTTATCAAGTAATTCTAGGTTTCTCTTAATTGAGAAATAGGCCTTATATGCAAGGAATACTCTTTCATTTTCTTCGGTAAGCGGACGAACTTCTCCCTTTTGCCCATCCAATCTTGGGTATGTATCATCAGGACCCAAGGTTCTTGCAACTTTTACTCGGTTACTGAGCATTGCGAATCCACCTTTTTTATCAATAGATTCCACTGTAACTTTCTCAATGATGGGTCTTCCAGATAAGGTGAAGAGAACCTCATCCCCCTCTTTAAGCTTTTTGATTTCTTTCTTTTCTTTTTTCATATCTTTATTTATTAAGAATTTTTCTTTATGCAAATATACGAAATTATTTCTTATTTATTGCATTATCAATCATATTTTTAATAAATTCATAGGCATTGCCTCGGTAATCTTCTAGCATTTTGTATTCCTGTGGAGATAGAATTACTCCGTTTACTTTAAAAAGCTTTCTTAGATGTTCTGGTATAGTGCCTTGGTGAGCGATGTTATTATAACGGATGATGAAAAGTTTCTCTTGGTCTTCATCAATAACTCCAAGAGTGTTGACTGGTTGGAGTTTAGTTTGGTAAATCCCTCCAAAAGCAGAAGGAACCATTAGAATACTTCCCGGTATTCTAGTTATCCAATGGGAATAATCGGGAGTAATTACGGCAATTTTCTTCTCTTTTTCAAGTTCTTTATCATAAGCTAATCGATTAAACCAAAAAGCACATTTAAAACAAACTTGTTTTCTTGCCATAAGTTGGGGAATCTCTCTAGTTTCATCGAATTCCTCTAAATTAATTGGTTTGCCACATATCTGGCATTCATTTTTCTTGCCCATATTGCATTATTTTATAAGTTATATATGATAATAGAACCTCGAAACATCCTAAAAATGGGTTATAAGCAATACTTTTGTTACTAAAATTGAACCATTAAAACTGATAAGTTATGGATAAACTAACAAATGAAATGATTAAAGACCTTGCTATTCGTTTAGGTCTAGAACCTGCTCTATTGAAAGCTGTTCAATTGGTAGAAGCAGCAGGTAGAGATGGGTTTTTAGCTGATGGTAGGCCTCAAATCCTCTTTGAGGGTCACATTATGTACAAAGAAGTACATAAGAAATTCCCTGACAGAGATTTAGCTTACCTTTGCAAGAAGTATCCTACAGTATTTTTCCCTAAATGGGATAAATCGAAGTATCTCGGAGGTGTTCATGAGTACAAAAGACTCGAATTAGCCAAAGAAATTGACGAAGAATGTGCTTTAAAGTCTGCAAGTTGGGGAATGTTCCAGATTTGTGGGTTCAATCACAACCTCTGTGAATGTAAAGATGTCTTCGAATTCGTTCATAAGATGTCGGAATCTCATGCAAATCAACTAGAACTCATGTATTATTTCATGAAAAACTCTGGTTGTTTGAGTAATCTCAAAGAAAAGGACTGGGCTGGCTTTGCCAGAAAATACAATGGTCCTGGGTATGCCCAGAATGCCTACGACCAAAAACTAAGAAATGCTTACGAAAACTTCAAAGATAAATTATGAAAAGATGTCATTTTAACAGCTGGGTAGCAAAAGTATTTCTTTTCCCCAGTTACAAGGCAATTACCTTCCTCTATAACTCCTTCTTCAAGGATAAAGAAGAGGATTTATTGCAAGAGGATATTGATCACGAACGTACTCACCAAGTACAACAGATTGAGTGTACAATTGTGGGTCTGATTCTAGGAATCATTCTCTGCTCATTGGGTCTATCCTTCTGGTGGATTCCTATCCTTGGTTTGGGATTCTTTTACATTTGGTATGGAATCGAATATCTTATTATCATGTGCTTTGCCGGTTGGAACAAACAGAATGAGAGGTATCATGATGTAAGTTTCGAAGAGGAAGCTCACAATAATGATAAAGACCCATACTACTTGGAGAATCGTAAACCATTTGCATGGCTTAAGTACATTAAATTGAGAAGCTACAAGAAATGAAAAAACTAAGGGTATTGGGAGTGTGCGCTGGACAGGGTGCACTCCTGTTCCCTTTTAAGAAAAATTTGTTAGGGAACATAGAGATAAGGGGAGTATTCCACACTCCGGGCGAAGAACAATGGAAACTCAACTTTGGGGATATACCATTCTACAAGGGTTTCTGTTTACAAGAATTTGATGAGAAAGTAGATATCATAATTTCATCCCCAGACTGTGGTGCATCCTCAGTTATGAGGTTATCAAAAGTAAAGGAGTTGGGCAATCCCCAGGATAATCGTAGTCTTAATCTAGTAATTGCATCAATACTCAAGTATAAACCTAAGATATTTCTTATAGAAAATCTACCAAGACTGCTAACACTGCTTCCCAAGGATTTCTTTGAGGAAACATTCAAAGACTATAAATTAGTTTTTCACGAAAGGTCAGTTTTAGATTACGGAAACTCCCAGGAGTCAAGGAAGCGATTACTCATCATTGGAGTACATAAAAAGACTGGTAAGAAATACTTGAATGCTTTTGATGAAGTATTTCAAGTAAAAACTCCAACAACTACTAGAAATTTACTTAAACCACTCACATTCTCTCAGAAAAATAATACTAACCAGATTCCATTTATGAGTAAGACTCTGGCAATGTATGACTATCGGAAGCTTCCTGAAAAGAAGAATCTTACAGTAGCAAAGATACATAGACTCTGGGTTAGAGATTTTAAAGATGAAAAGAAGTGGCCTATCAAAACTGCAAAGATGAGTACTCTTCCAGGAGTATATCGATTAGAGTATGATAAACCCCCATTAACTCTCAGACCTGCAGATAGGCAATTTAGACCAGATGGATACCCCTTGGGAATCGAAGACTTCAAGGCAATCATGGGATTCCCAGAGAAATTTAAAATTTACCTTTACAAAAATGGTGATACCTTCGAGGGTGATTTTAAGGATTACCATTATTGGTTAAACAAGGCAAGGTACACAATTGCCAAGGGTTCGGTTTATGAGGTGGGGATTTGGTTTAAGAAATGCCTCAAAAAGAAAAGTAGCTAAACTGAGCTGTTTTTGAGCTGTTTGAAAACCCTTTTTTCTTTTTATATATTTTTCTTTTTTAGGAAAGTGCTTTCTGGAAAGAAAGCTAAACATAAAAGAAATCTATACTGAAGGTAAGAAAGGGATTGTTAAGGGAAAACAAGGAAACGAGTGAGTACCAGTTTTCACTAAAATCGAAAAGCCATGAAGAATTTAAAGAAGGCCTTGTTTATTGTACTTCTAGGATTTACTATTTACCTTTGCTTCAGGAATTACAAACTTTCTCGAGAAGTTAATTCCCTGGAACTAGCGGTCAATGAAATCCCAGATACAGTATACACAGAGAAACCCTTCAAACCAGAGAAGAAGTACTCAGAAAAAGTTAAACCAGGTAAAATCTTAGTTCATGATAATAAGCAGCCAACTCTCTTTCCTGATTCCATGCTAAGGCAGCCAGTTATCAGTAACCAAGATTCCCTGGTTCAAATTGTTTTGAAGAAAGATAAGTTGAACTTAAGTCTGTTCAATAAGGAGACTAACACTTATTCAACTAGACTATTCCCAATCGACTTAGATAAGTACAACTACAACTGGTATGAAGGTCAATTAACTCGAAAGAAAGTTGCAAGGTTATCACTTAGTCCATACGTTTATGGCAAATACAGACCTTTCAATAATCTCTTCGATATGGGAGCTGGTCTTTCAATCAAGACTAAGAGATTTAATTACAAACTCGGAGTCAATACCTTTTACTATCCGAAGATAAAATCAGGGATGGGTACTGACATCGAATTTCAAATAACGTATAACTTTTAGATATGGCAAAGACTATCTCAGAAACTAGAACTACATTAACTCGGGAGGAGCTATCAAACCTATCCCGAGTTTCTAGTGATGTTTTCTTTTTTAGCCTTTTTTGCTATGTGATACATCCAGTAAGAGGAAAGGTAAGATTCGATTTATACCCATTTCAGAAATCTGTTCTCTACAATTTCATTGCCCAACGATTCAATATCATTCTCAAATTCCGTCAGGCAGGAATTACAGAACTTATTTCAATGTACTGTCTTTGGTTGGCGATGTACCATCCCAACAAAAAGATAAACATTATCTCTATCAAAGACACAACTGCTAAGAAGGTGCTTAAGAAGATTAAGTTCATGTACAAGAATCTTCCATGGTACCTTCAAACTCCCATAATCAATGGTAGAGCTGGAGAATACGGTTCTGCTTCCATGATAGAATTTGATAATGGGTCATTTATCGAATCTATTCCGACATCATCCGAAGCCGGTCGTTCGGAATCCCTTTCTCTTCTGGTAATTGACGAGGCAGCAGTAGTAAGATGGGCTGCTCAAATTTGGGCTGCTGCATTTCCTACTCTTTCCACTGGTGGAGCTGCCATCGTCAATTCCACTCCCTATGGAGTTGGTAATTTCTATCACTCAACTTGGGTAGATGCCATTGCAGGAGGTAATCCTTTTAACCCAATTCGATTATACTGGCAAATGCATCCAGAACGAGATATCAATTGGTATAACCAAATGTCTTCTGCTTTGGGAGCAAAACGAACTGCACAAGAAATTGATGGTGACTTCTTATCATCTGGTAATACAGTCTTCGACTTAGCCGATATTAAAGCTATCGAAGACTGCCTTAGTGATTACCCAGTTATTAAGAAGAGATTTAATGGTCAATACCGACAATTCTGTGAATCCGAATCAGATAAAGAATATTTCATTGGTGCAGACGTTTCAACTGGTAGAGCTTCTGACTACTCTTCATTTACTTGTATGGATAAGCTAGGAGAAGAACAAGTAGTATATAAGGGAAGAATGGCAGTGGGAGCTTATGCTAAGTTACTTGGTGATACTGGGAAGTTGTTTAACTGGGCAGTAATAGCTCCAGAATCCAATGACGTTGGTTTATCAGTAACTTCTAAGCTTCAAGACGAAGGCTACCCTAACCTTTACTACTACCAGAAGATGCTAAAGAAAAAAGGTAAAAGTAGACCTGAAATGGATAAATCCCCTGGTTGGTTAACCACCCAAAAGAATCGTTCAGTGATAATAGAGAACTTGGAAGAAGATATTAGATTAGATCATGTAATCATTAAGGACCCATTCTTTGTACAAGAAGCTTATACTTTCATCTATGATGGTTTAGGTAGACCTGTTGCAATGGGTAAACATAGGGCTAACAATTCAGCTGTAGATGTAGACCTTGAAGGAGATGTATATGCCGATGATGATATCTTTGGAAAAGCAATATGTAATCACATAAGGAAAGGAAAAACTAACGTAATCGTACAACCAAGATGAAAAAGTACTTCAATTTTAGTTGGGGTTGGGGACGTAAGAAGGACCCTCCCAAGAATGGTACATCCTCTAATAAAGAGGAAAAGCCTGCCACATCGATTTCGCCTGGTAGGGTTTCAGTTGACGATGATAGCGATAACTTAATTACATCATTACAAGGGTTGACTAAATTAGTTGAACCCTCTTTTCGTGTTGATGTGATACCTTTAATTCGGGATTTATATAAGGTAAATCCTGATATGGGCATTGCATTGCAAGATATGTTTAAGTTAGCTAACACCAGTCATACAGTAACTTTCCCTAATAATACCGATGAAGAGGCTTCAAAGATGAGAGAACATCTTAAGAAAGCCACCAAGGGATGGACCAGATATACTGCTGGTATAGATGGTTTAGTTAATAAAATGATTGTTCAACTTCTTGTAAGTGGGGCAATATCTGTAGAAGGCGTACCAAATGACAAGCTTGATGGATTGGCTACGGTATTATTCCTTAAGCCAGAACACATCAAGTTTAAACGTGAATTAAATGGGGTGTATGCTCCTTACCAAAAGAATATAAATTTCTTTGTTAAGCAACAAGATTACATTAAGCTTAACCCAGAAACCTATTTCTATGTTGGTATGTTCAATGATACGGATGAACCTTATGGAGTTCCTCCATTTATGCCTGCATTGGATTCTCTCAAAGGACAAAATGATATGAAGATTAACTTCAAACATATCATGGAGATTTGTGGTATGGTTGGTTTCTTAGAAGCTAAGATGCAGAAATCTCCACAAAGGCCAAATGAGAGTATCAAAGCTTATGAATCCAGATTATACCATGAACTTAATATCCTTAAACGTAATGTTAAAGATGGTATGAAGGATGGAGTAGTTGCTGGTTACATAGATGACCATGAATTCAAACTAAATTCTACTACTAAGGAGCTCGGTAATATCGAGAAGCCTTGGAATATGAACCAACAATCTGTAGCAAATGGGTTGGGAGTTAATGGCTCTATCATTGGGGTATCATCTACTACTGGTGAAGGTGCAACTGGTATAATGCTGTCTAAGATGATTAGCCAGTTAAAAAATATCCAAATGCTTGTAGCTTATGTATTGGACCGACTTTATTCTCTAGAACTGCGTCTGGCAGGCTTTAATAATAAGGGGATGAAGATTGATTGGGGAACTTCTACAGTTTCTGATGAAGTTAAAATCCAACAAGGTCTTCAGTATAAGATACAGAACCTTGACTTATTGTATAAGGCAGGTATCATTAGCCAAGAGCAATATGCTTGGGCAATGGGTTATGATTCACCAGATGAAAAGGAACCAAGAGTTTCACTTGAGGACCAATTTGCTAAGGGGGGTAATACAGACCCACAAGAGGGTACCAAGAAGAAACAAAGGCAGGATGATAAAAACCAATCTGCTCGTAGGTCAAGAGATAAGACAAACCCGGCTCCTTCTCGAGGAGACCAAAATACTAAAGCAAGATGAGTAAATTCACAAAGAAAAACAAAGAGCATCTTGATTCTATGGTGATAGGTCAAGGCCATACCATTATGGCTGGGTATATCCCAGAAGCAGTGGGAGCCCAGACTTTCTCCGAGAATTATTACAAATGGAAGAATCCTACACCGGACACCATTGCTCAATTTGGATTTTGGGGAGGGGATATAGATTATAATACCTATTACCCTAACCTGGATAAATCGGAATTAACTCCAAAGGATGAAGAGTTTATCGAACCTATGTTCCGATTACTTTCAGAAACGATTGTATCTAAGAATTGGAACCCGACAGACTTTAGTCAGAATGGAGTACTAAAGGCTTCTATGAAGATGTTGCTTGGTCAAACAGTAAACTGTGACCATGAAACCAACATTGGTAATGCTATTGGTGCTGTATCACAAGTAATGTGGCAGGAATCCTACAAAGACGGTAGCTTTACTATACCCGCTGGTATCAACGGTATTCTGAAAATCGATGGTAAGGCAAACCCAAGAATTGCTAGAGGCATCCTTATGGAACCTCCTTCAATTCATAGTAATTCAGTTACTGTACAATTTAAGTGGGATAAATCCCATCCCCAAATGGAAGATAACGAATTTTATCAGAAACTGGGTACTTATGACTCTAAGGGAGTTATGGTACGTAGAATTGTTACTGAAATTGTTCGTTACCTTGAGACCTCACTAGTTTCACATGGTGCTGATTCATTTGCCCAGAAAATTGGTTCGGATGGTAAAATCATTAACCCAACCTTTGCCAAAAGAACTTGGGCATCTTATGAAGAATACAGAGATGATAAATCGAAGCAATACTTCTTTACTGATTATAAATCAGATTTAACATCATATCAAGAAAAGAACGATACTCAGGGTTCTTTTAATGATAATGATGCCAATGATAATCATTCAAATAAAGATAACATGAACGAATTACAAAAATTTCTTGAAATCCTTTTTGGGGATAACATGCTTACCCTGGAAGAAGGTAAAGAGATGAATCAGGAAAATGTAATTGCCTGCATTCAGACTTTGGTATCATCCAGAAACGAATTGCAAACTTCGGTAGATAATCTTACTACAGAGAAAACTTCTCTTACGGAACAAATTACCAACTTGAATGCCGAAGTAGCTAACTTGAAGGAAATGGCAACCGTAGGAAAGAATCACATTGCTTCTCTACGTGAAAATGCCGTAGAAACCTACAAGAAGTTGATGGGTGATAAGGTAGATGAGACAATCGTTACGATGCTCAATGCCGAGACTACTGGTATTACTACTCTTATTTCCTTGACCAAGGATTACCAAGCTCGCTTGGAAGAGAAGTTCCCTCTCACTTGCTCAAAATGTGGTTCTAAGGACGTCAACCGTGCTTCCTCAATTGCTGAGGATGATACCGAGGGTAAAACTGGAACCCAGGGTACTGATACCCAACGGAATTCAGAATCTCCGAGTACTAAGAATGTAATCGATAACTTGTATCGAAACAAAATCAAATAACTAATATAAATAATCCGCGTTATGGAAAAAACTAAAATCGTAAACGACCCTCAGCAACTTACTCTCTTTGGGGAAAGAACCCCGAGAGCGGTGATTTACAAAAGTGAGTCACACAAATTGCACCAGGCTTTCAATGTTAAAGCTGGAGAGAAAATCGTACAGGGTATGCCAGTGGCTTTGAATGAAGAAGGTTTGATTTACCCTTGCACTGATACAGCTACTCAAGTTTATTTGGGTGTAGCAGTAACGGATAACGTTAACCCTGCTTATCAACCTCAAAGAAATTTCCCGGTAGAGGTAACAGTAGCTATGGAAGGTTACATGATTTGTAACTGGGTATCAAACGAAAATATCGAAGCTGGCTATGTAACTCCCGATGGAGAATTGCTTAACGATAGATTCGTAAAAGCTAACCAAGCAACTTCAACCCAGTTCATTGCCCTTAATCCAGCAGAAGAGGCAAATGAGGTAATTCAAGTACTCATCAAATAAGAGAAAAGAAATTATGGAAAATAAAATAGATATTACAAAGTTGAAGGCTCAGGATTTTATGAATGAGCTGCCGGAAATGGTAAGAAGCTTGGAAGCTGTTCGTTCCGGTTCACAGGACAAGAAGCCTGTAGAGGTAACTTTTGGAGAATTGGTTACCGGTAAATGGGGTATTTCAGAAGATGAACTTTTTGAAAAGATGGGCATCAATCCAAAAGTGGACACGATGCAGAACATCTTTACAATGCCCCAACAGAATATTCGTTGGATTGTTCCGGAAATCATCCGTGCTGCTATCACATTGGGTATGCGCCAGGCTCCGTTCTATCCAAATATCATTGCATCTGACCAACCAATCAATGGTTTACAAGCAATCATGCCGATGGTTAACATGTCGGATGCTGCCCCTGCAAAGGTTAATGAGGCAGAAACTATCCCATTGGGTGATGTTAGCTTCGGACAGAAATCAGTTAGCCTCTTTAAAATCGGAAAAGGTTTCAAACTTACTGATGAAGTTCGTAACTATGTTTCGCTCGATGTCTTGGGAATCTACCTTCGTGATTTTGGCGTTCAGTTGGGTTATGCTCTGGATACTCTGGCTATGGACGTTGCTATCAATGGTAACAACCCTGATGGCTCTGAGTCTGCCCCGGTAATCGGTGTATACGAAACAACTAATGGTATCACTTACAAAGACCTTCTGCATATTTGGGTACGTGCTGCTCGTATGGGACGTAACTTCCAAACTATGATTGGTGGTGAAGACCAGGCAATCGAAATGCTAAACTTGCCGGAATTCAAGGATCGTCACTCTGGTACTACAGAAGCTACCCTGAATATTAAGTCTCCTGTTCCCAAGAATGCTGACTTCTACATTCACCCGGGTACACCCGACCAACAGTTGCTGTTGATTGATACATCTGCTGCCTTGATTAAGCTTACTGCTCGTCAGTTGATGCTTGAATCTGAAAGAATCGTTTCTAACCAGACTCAGGCAATCTATGCAAGCTTGACTACTGGCTTCTCTAAGATGTACCAGGATGCAACTCTGTTGCTGGCTGCTGACAAGAAGTTCTCAGAATTCGGCTTCCCCGAGTTCATGAACGTAGACCCATATTTGATGGTTAACCTAGAATAATAAGGGACGCCCGGTTTCATCTATATAAATTCCCTGAGAGGGTAGGTAACTAAAAAAAAAGACCTATCCTCTCTTTAATCATTTTTAAATCTTAGGAAATATGGCTAAAGATAAATATACAGTAACTGTGGGACCAAGAGCTTACAGTTTTCATGACCAATCAACTGGTATTACCGTTTGTAGAGGAGAAGACAAGGAACTCTCTCGTCGTCAATTCCGTGCACCAAAGATTCAGAAGGCAATTGCCTCTGGCCATCTGATTATCATTGCTGATAAATCAGAAATCGAAAAGTATTCAGAGGCCGACATCGAAAAGTTGGATAAGAGACTGAATGCTCAGTTCAAGAAAGGCATGACTCTTGAAAAACTTGCAAAGGGCTATTCCCTGGAAGAACTGAAACTGGTAGCAGGTCTTCATGAAATCGTTGCCGAGAAAGATGATACAGTAGAAACAATTCTTCAGGCTTTGCTGGAAGAATTCGAATCCTCTTCTAAAGGGTAATCTATGAAAATTACATAAGACAGACTAATATGAATAACAATCTGGACTTTTTGTACGTTACGTCAGGTCTGGAAGTTTCATTCAGAGTCATATCCAAAGTCCCGGCCAAATCTATTTTTGACTGGGACTTTGGCGATGATAAGGGAGAGGTTTTCAATGGTGGAAGACATGTTTCCTATTCTTATGAAACTCCCGGTTTCTATACCGTAACATTACATGTAACTAACTCTAGCGGTTTAGATATCACCGTAGATAAGACTCTGGTAGTTTGTGATTATGGGCATACGGCATTAGCCGATACAATATATAACTTAATCGACCATTATATCCCTTCAGAAATATCCGATGGGATGACCAGGGAAGAGAAATCTATTTACATCACTAAGTGGCAATATTACATTGGACCTCTAGTAAACCATACAATTGCACCAGATAAGTATACGGATGAATTATGGTATGAAGCACTAGAAAACCAATTAATAATGGAATTGGCTGCCTGGGATTTTCTCAATGTGAAGATACTTAATCTATTAACGAGTACTTCCGAATACTTAAGTCAATTAACTTCTACCAAAGAACAAACTGGTGATGGTACTTCTAAACCCGAACTTGCCCGAGGTGATAGGATTAAACAAATCACTACTGGGCCTACTGAAGTGCAATATTATGATACCTTGGCAGATGCTACAAGTTCCCTATGGAAAACACTTTCTCAAGCAATGCAACCAGGTGGATTAATAGATGAATTAAGAAAGAACCTTTGTATGTTAGCTTCACGATTGGAAATCTACTTACCATTCTGTGATGAAGTATTCAGAACCGTAGTTCCTAAAGTAGTTAACAGAAGGCAACCTGGAGTATTAGATGGACCCAACCCAAGTGCTCCAGTAAAAGGTGGTAAGAAATCAATCTTAACTAAGTTATGACAAAAGAACCCTGGAGAATGGTAAAGAACCGCTCTTGGGATAGATACAAGAAAATTATCACTGACTTCTTAGATTGGGATGCTGGTAGACAAACCATAACTTGGGCCAAACATGTTAATCAGCTTCTCAGTCATGCCGAAGACAGTATACCTAAATATTATAACATCCAAATCGAAGCATTGTGTTACTACAATGCTTTCAGAAACTGGCCTATCAACAAGGCAACCGTCTCAGGAGAATTGGATGACGAAAACTTATCAATACTAATTTCTAAATCTTATATAGAACAAATCGGTTATCTTACACCGGAGGGTTATTGGGATTTTAATTGGGAACAAGATAGGTTTGTAATTAATGGTATAACGTATAAGCCTTCTGGAGATACTCAGACTGCTCAGGCAAAGGATGAGGCCCTAGTTTTCATGGTTATCCTAAAGAGAGACCGAGATACCAAAATTGAATTTGTAGAATAAAACATTAAGTGTATGGCAAAGATGTTAGTACTGAGGTGGACCCCAATTACTACTTCCAGTGGAATCTGGTTTGATAGTAATCTGGTTATCCTTAATGGTACATCTGGAGTTCATATTGAAATGAAAGGTAATGGCAATGATGTAACGGCATTTCAATCAATGACCGGAAACAAATTTGTCACCTGCTTTCAAGATTACTTCGGTGATATCTGGGATAAAATAATACCTCATCCTGGTATAGGCCAGGTAATGAAATTCCGTGTAAATAAGCTTCCTAATTATGCTTGTATTCGGGGGGATATAGAAGACGGTGGAGATGTAGATCCAGAAAATCCGAATATACCAATGAATGCCTTCTGTGGTTCAGAGGGAGAACCATTCAGGGATATAGATTCGGAATTCTTACTGGGTCGTCAACGTTCAGTAATTAATCCTTAAATTTTATAAATATGTATGTAAGTAAATATTACACCTGCGAAGAGATTGACCAGCGGTTGTTACAGGGTTACTATGATGACTTTGTTCGTGCTGGCTTTGGGGGAACTATAAATGAGTTCTGGGCCTTCGTACTTTCTATCAAGAATAAGGTAGATAAGAAAGAAGGATACGACTTATCGAAAAATGATTTTACCGATGAGTTGAAGGCTAAACTTGATGGCATCGAAGAACATGCAAATTATATCACTAAAGTTTCTCAGCTTGAGAATGATTTGAAATATCAAACTGAGGAAGAAGTTAAACAGATGATTAGTGATTTGGTTGATGGTGCTGATGATGCCCTTGATACTCTTAAAGAGTTGGCAGAAGCATTGGGCAATGACCCCAACTTTGCAACTACTATCACTAATAAATTAACCGACCTTCGTACTGCTTTAACCGAAGAGGTTAATCGTGCTAAGGAAGCCGAAGCTGCTCTGGGTGCTGCAGTAGCTGCAGTTCAGGATAACCTAGAATATGGGTTAGACCAAATCAATAAGAAGATTGATACCGTTAAGGCAGACTTAAAAGCTGAAATCGACCGAGTTGAGAAGAAGGTAGATAAGAATGCTGAAGATATCAAAGACCTTGAAGATAAGGTAAATCAAGGTAATGGTGAACTTGAGAAGGAACTCAAGGATCTTATCCAAAAGGAAAAAGATGAACGTATTGCTGCCGATAATGAGATTAAGGAAAGTGTAAATGACCTTAAAACTCTCCATATCAATGATAAGGCATCCCTTGAGTCAAAGATTGCAGAAGAAACTGCAAATCGTACTAACGCAGATACTGTACTGGATTCTAAGATTAACGAAGAAATCACTAATCGCCAGGCAGATACTTTAGCTCTTCAAGGTAAAATTGACCAAGAGAAGGTAGACCGTCATTCTGAGGACCAAGTTCTTCACAATGAAATCTCTAAAGAGGTAACAGACCGTACCAATGCAGATAATGCTCTTCAAGGTAATATTGATAAAGAAGTTCAGGCCCGTACTGTTGCAGACCAAGTATTACAGAACAATATCGATTCAGAGGCTACTACTCGTGCTGCTCAGGATTTAGTTCTTGAACACAAAATCGAAGATGTAAAAGAGCAGGGTGTAGAAGACAAGGAGCAATTGCTTAATGCTATTGCTGCCGAGGCTGCTGCTAGAGAAAAAGGTGATAAAGATCTTGATACTAAGAAAGTAGATAAACGTGAAGGCTATTCTTTGACTAAGAATGACTTTACCGATATACTCAAAGCTAAACTTGATGGAATTGAGGAAAAGGCAAATTATATTACGCATCTTTCTCAGCTTATCAACGATTCTGGTTTCCAAACTGAGGAAGAGGTAAATGCAGCTATCCAAAAGATTATTGGTTCTGCTCCAGAAGTACTTGATACTCTTAAGGAAATTGCTGATGCCCTTGGAAATGACCCCAACTTTGCTGCTACCATTACCAAGAAATTGGCTGCAATCACAGAACAGGTTAACCAAGAAATCGAAGACCGAATTGCGGGTGATGAGGCAAACAGTGCTGAGGTAGCTGCTGAAGTTCAAGCTCGTAAGGATGCTGATACAGCTCTTGAAACTAAACTGAAAGAATATGTAGACAATAAGTCTGCTATTGGTGATGCTGCTCTTGGAGTTGTAAAAGACAATCTTAACAAGGAAATCCAAGACCGTAAAGATGCAGATGCCGCAATTCAATCTAGCTTGGATAAAGAGATTGCCGAAAGAAAGACTGCAGATGAAGCCTATACTCAAAGTCTGGCTAACGTTAACCAACGTATTTCAGACTTGGCATTGAGTATGCAAGAGTCTATCAATACATTGCGTAATGAGCTTACTGAGCAGGTAAATGCAAATACTACTGCTATTGCCACTAACCAACATAGTATTGAAAGAAATTCAGAGGCAATCACAAACTTAACTAAGACTGTAGGTGATAACTACAAGGAAGTTAAGGATATGATTAACGAAGAAATCATTGATCGTACTAATGCCGATAGTGCCTTGAGTTCTCGTATCGATACTCTCAATATCGACCTTAATACTGAGAGTGTAGAAAGAAAGGCTGCCGACCAAGTTCTCCAGGTTAACTTAGATAAAGAAGTAGCAGACCGTACTGCAGCTGATAAAGCTTTGAGTACTGAGTTTACTGCTAAGTTGGATAATACCAAACAAGCTTTGGAATCCGAAGTAGGTAATATTAACACTAAGCTTGAACAAGAAAAGGAAAATCGTATTGCTGGTGATAATGCTTTGGGAGTTCGTATTGATTCTCTAGAGGCAGGTAATACCGATGCTATGAATGAACTAAAAGCAAAGGTAAATGCCAACACTACTGCTATTAATGCAGAGAAAGACCGAGCAATTGCCAAAGAGACTTCTCTTGAGGCCAAGATTGATACCAACCTTCAGAATCACAAGGATGATATGGCTGGTATTAATAAGGATATCCTTACCGAAAAGAATGACCGCTTAGCTGGAGATACTTTACTTCAAACCAATATCGATAAAGAATCAACTGAAAGAGCTAATCAAGATACTCTTATCAGTAATGCTGTTGCTCAGGAGAAAGCAGATAGAATTGCTGCAGACCAGGCAATGGACGATAAGAAGGTAGATAAGGTAGATGGCAAGGTACTTTCTTCAAATGATTTCACTGACTTGCTGTATGCCAAGTTGGATGGCATCGAAGAACATGCAAACTATATCACTAAGGTTTCTCAGTTATTAAACGATTCTGACTTTCAGAATGCAGAACAAGTAGAGGCTGCAATCCAAAAGATTATTGGTTCAGCCCCTGAAGTATTGGACACTTTGGCAGAGATTGCTAAGGCTCTCGGTGATGATCCCAACTTTGCAGCAACTATGACTGCTAAGCTTACAGAGTTGGAGAATAAGCTTGAAGCCGAAAAGAACTTACGAGAACAGGGAGATAATACTTTACAACAATCATTCACTAACCTGAGTAATACTCTTACTACTACGGTAAATGAGCTGAGAACTTTTGTAAGTGAAACTCGTACAGAGTTGTTAACTTCCCTGAATGCTACTAATGCTCTGGTAACTCAGAATACTGCTAATATCCAACGTAACCTGGAATTAATCCAGGGTATTCAGGATAATATCAATGGTAATTATACGGCCATTACGGATCTGTTAAATAACGAAATTGCTGCTCGTAAAGCTGAAGATATTCGGTTGGAAGCAAAGATTGATCAGAATACTTCTGACCTTAATACAGAGAGAGAGGAAAGAAAGGCCGCAGATAAAGTTCTCCAGGATAACATCGATGCAGAAGAAGCTGCCCGTATTGCTGCCGATATAGCTTTGGGTAAACGTATCGATAAAGAAATTCAGGACAGAACCGATGCTGATACTGCCTTAGATAATAAATTCACTAACATTACCGATGACCATGAAGAAAGATTGGAAGCTGAAGAAGGTACTTCCGATGCTTTGCCAGACACCATGGTTACCGATGTTAGTACTGTAACCCGAACAGATACTCAGCTTTCTTTCAAAGTAAAGACTTCAACCAAGGATAAGGCAAATAACCAATATGGTGAAGAAGTAGAAGCTACCAAGAATTTACTTCCGGTAACTCAAACTCTTGCTGGAGTTATGTCTGCAGTAGACAAGGTTAAGTTAGATGGGTTAGACCCAAATTCTTTAACTGATCTCTCTGCAGCTTCTGATGCTAATAAGGTAACAGTAACCGTAACTAAGGATAACGGTTTGAATGCTGATACTACCGAAACTTTCGATTTGCCTCAGGTATCGGCTACTAAGGCTGGTACGATGACTGCGAAAGATAAGGTAGAATTGGATAGAATCTCTACTGCTAACTTTGCCCTTGGTGCAGTAACTCCCAATGAAACTACTGTTGGCATAGCTGCTACTAAGACCGTAGTTGAAGATGGTACAGTAGAACAGAATCCTATTACATTGCCTGCCTCTACTACAGAGAAAGCTGGTGTACAAACTGCAGCAGATAAGAAGCTGTTTGATTCTATACCAGATAATATTATTATCTTATCTGGTGATAAACCAGTTGAGGTAGGTCAACAAAGCAGTCATGTTACTTTAACTCATAATTTCTCTTCTAAAAAAGAAGAGGGTATTTATACTCATGAGCCTGAAGATTATAAGACTACTTATATCCCAGCAGCTACTACAGAGAAAGCTGGTGTAATGACCGCCCAAGATAAAGTTAATCTGGATGAGACATTACCCAATGCTATTGCTCAAGAGGTTCAGGACCGTAAAGATGCTATCGAAGCTTTGGACGGTAAATCAGAAGCCGCTCTTGCTCAAGAAGTAGCTGATAGAAAAGCTGCAGATACTGCTTTAGATACCAAGTTTACTAAAGCTGTAAACGATGAAGCAACTGCTCGTACTTCTGCTGATACTGCATTGGGTGCAAGGATTGATAAGGAGATTGCCGATAGAACTGCGGCAGATACTACCCTTGAAACTAAGTTACAGAATAATATTAATACTCTAGAAGCTAAACATGATGCCTTTGTAGCAACTAAGGGTAAGGCTGATGGCTTTGCTCCATTGGATGGGAAGGGGTTAGTACCTGCTAACCATTTGCCTTCATATGTAGATGATGTACTTGAAGTATATGCTACCTATGATATAAGCCCCACTGGAGGTCTTATTAATGTTCAATTGTATACGGATGCAGGTCACCAAACTCCCGTAGTTGGAGAATCTGGTAAGATTTATATAAATGTTGCCGATGATGAACCTCCATACCAATTCCGTTGGTCAGGTACTAAATTCGTAGACAGTAATACTTCGTCTCTTATCATTGGGGAAATTGCAGGTACTGCTTTCGAAGGTAGTAGAGGTAAGCATCTTGAGGATGTGGTATCTAGCATGCCTAAAAATTTAATTAGTAAGGTTTCAATAGCTAACAAAAATAAGCGTAATGTTATTATCTTATGTAACTATTCTGCTACGGATGATCAAGGGCATTACATTGATAAACCCGATGGGATGGTAATCCCTCTAACCCCAGCCACTACTCAAGAAGCTGGTCTGATGGATGCCGATAGTGTAATAAAGCTTAATCAAACCTTACCAGATGCTATTGAAGCTGAACAAGAGGCCCGTATTGCAAAAGATAATGCTCATGATACCTTTAATAGTTCTCTTCCAGGAATTATTCTTACTGGATTCACTCTTACCCATAATTCAACTAATGTAAGAGCTACTCTTAATAATAAAACTAAGAGTGCAGAGGGTAAGACTTATGAAGGTGCTACAGATTTAATTAGAGATATACTTGCAGCAACTAAGACTACTGCAGGTGTAATGACTGCAGCAGATAAGACTAACTTGGATAATACCGTACAGGGGTTGGCAAATGAGATTACCAATAGAACTAATGCCATCAATGCTCTTCGTACAGAATTGAAAACTTACGTTGACGATTTGATTGCCGATACTGGTTCAGATGTAACTGCCTTAGAAACTAAGGTAAATAATCACATTGCCAATAAATCTAATCCTCATACAGTTACTAAAACTCAGGTTGGATTGGGTAATGTTAATAATACTTCTGATGCTGATAAGCCAGTATCTACTGCTCAAGCTACTGCTATTGCTGATGCTAAGGCTGCAGGTACTACTGCTCAGACTTCTATCAATAGTCATGCAGGTAGAAAGGATAATCCTCATACAGTAACTAGAGCTCAATTGGGATTGGCAACTACTGACCAGGTAGTATTTGCTAAGACTACTGCTCCTTCCGGTTTCTGGAAAGAGTCTTCCGATGAAAGATTGAAATCTAACATCAAACCATTAACCCATACTTTGGAACAGATTTGCAGTATACCTACAGAATCCTTTATCATGGATGGTAAGGAAGATGAAGGTACCATTGCACAAGGTTTGGAAGCAGCAGGGTTTAACCATTATGTGGAAGAAGACCCAAGAACTAAGGATTCAGTTCCTAATCCTGAGGAATTCGAAACGGTTGTTATCGACGGTGAAGAATATGTATTGGTAAAACAAGTTAAGTACCATAAGATGTCTACTCTGGCAATCGAAGGTATTAAACTTCTTTACGAAGAGATTAAGGCTTTGAAGGCTGAAATCTCAGAACTCAGAAATCTTAAAGATGTAGATTAATATGGGAGAGATAGCAACATGGAGTGCTGTCAAAACTAAAGTAGGCCTTGGTAAGACAGGTAATGACTGCCCTACCAAGGCTGAATTGTTAGCACTCGCCTCTACAGGAACGGGGGAAAGTTACGTTGGCTTGGAAATCTCCAATGCTAGTTCCTATGGTAATAACGAAGCTGTTAAACTCGAAGATATTCATAAGGTAACTTATAAGTATACATTCACTTTGAGATACTCCAGTATAAGTTTTGATGCTTTAGGTAACCCCAGTAGTTCTAATTTTGGTTTTGGGTTTACCAGTACGAAGCAGAAATATTGGGATAATGTAGCTAATGGGTCTGCTGTTAGTGTTAATTACGTAATAAACAGTAAACCAAGTTGGATTACTAACTATAGTAAGCCGGCAGATGGAAAGCCTTGGAAAGCTTCAGAGAATCTAGACCTAACCTCAAGGTCTGGTAAGGGGTTGGCTACTCAATCTGAATCTGGTAAAACCGTGGAATTCACATTTACCCAGGCAGCAGCATCTCAAAGTTGGTCTCAAACATTCTCAGTGAATCCCACTTCTCTGTCTTTTGGGGCAACTGGAGGAACAAAAACATTTACTGTAACCTCTTATAAACAGGAATACCGAAATGGACATACCTATGGTAATCAAATTCCCTTAAGTTATACCAGGGCTAATACCGGAGTTACCGGTACTGGTACTTCAGTAACTATGGCAAATAATACTTCTACTTCGGCAAAGTCGGGTAGTGTAGTATTAACTCAGGCAGAAACCAATAAGAAACTAACTATCAGTTGTTCTCAATCTGCAGGTTATAGAACCTATAGTGAAATCACTGTAAGTGGAGGAAGTGTATCCGATATACCTGCAAGTGGAGGAAGTAGAAGTTCATTCTCAACTATGCCCTCATATTCTCAGACTTGGGGATGGAATGGTTCTACAACTGGAGAAGGCACAATTACAAGCGGTGCTAGCATTAGTTATGGTACTGCAGTTAGTGCAGGTTCTTTGGGAACTACTGCAAAGGCTAGAACAAGGGTAGGCTCCCTTACTTGTACTGTATCTCTGAATGGTAAATCGAAATCTATAACTCTCGATGTATACCAGGCAGAGAATAAAATTACCAGTACTACTGATGGTACACCAGTAATAAGCTTATCTGCAAGTTCATACTCTATCTCTAATTCAGGAGGTAGTGTTAATATTTATGCCAGTGTAAGTATACCTACTACCAACCATTGGAGTTCAGGGTCAACAAGTGCAGGTTCTTCGAAGAGTGCTACACCTACGGTTAGTGCAAGTGGTACTGGTTTTAGTTTGAATGCTGCTAAGACGGTACTTACTGCTACGGAGAACTCGGGTACTTCAAGTAGAAGCTGTGTAGTAACTGCATCCTATAGTGGGGCAACTACTAAGACAATCACAGTTACACAGAGTGCTGCTTCAGTATCTTATAAGTATTACTTGGCATTCACTTCCCCTACTGGTTCAAGAACTACCACTAGAACCGGATTGTCAGCTTTGGGAGGTAATAACTTTACAGTTGATGTAGCTTATTCTTTTAAGACTAAGGTAATAAATGGTTCTGAGGTAAGTACAAGATATCCCTTGGCTTTAACCGTAACTTCAAAACCAAGTTGGGTTACAAATGTAGCCATTACAACACTATCCAGTGATAATGGAACCTATGGGTTAACCTTAACCTTAACGGAGAACACCGTAGAATCAACAAGGTCAGGTACCATTAAATTAAGGCAAGCAGAAAACGATGATGAGGGTTGGGAGCTTACAGTCAACATAACTCAGAATGCTGCAACAATTACTTATGAATACGTATTTAAATTGGGGTAATAAAAATACAACACCATTCTGTATTTAATGTATAATTAGCCTATAAGTATTAATCTTTAAAACCCTACAATTATGGGAGTAGAAGTAAAAGGTGCCGGCGATGGCGTTGTAATCGCGGACAGAGGCTGTAACGATTTGGGTTACAAAACGAATTCGGATATCCGAGATTCTCGTGACCAAATGGGCGCAGGCTTCAATCGTGTTATGGACCGTCTCTGTCACATGGAACACCAACAGTCGGATTGCTGCTGTGAAACCAAAGGCTTGATTAAAGAAGTAAAATCTGACTTGGCTCTTCAGTTGGAACGTTGCTGCTGTGACCTCAAGAATGGCCAACAGGAAATCAAGTGCCTCATCGAGAACACTGCTAAAGACACCGAGATTGCTCGCCTCAATCGAGTGATAGATGCTCAGAGAGACCAGAACATCGTCAATCAAGTGGTAGCTGCCTTGAAGACCGGTACTACAACGCCAGCTTAGTAATTTAAAATACCAAGATGATTAAAGGAGTGCATCTGTTTTTAGGTGTACTCCTTTTTTCGTTTTAACTCATTAAACTAAGGAATTATGGAACAAGAACAACTCACCGTATACTTGCCATCACAATCTGATGAAGGTATTTATAATGGTGTATATTATACTACCGATGTAGTGAATATAATTAATGAGGTTACTATGCAGAAACATAATGCCTTGAATATACTTAACAATCGACCAAAGTTTGAGGCAATTGTTTCTGAATGCGATAACATTCTCAATTCAATTAACCAATCACCTTCTGCTCCAAGTAAACCTGCTCCAGGGTTTGAGGAGTTCCGTCAATACATGGACCAACGAATCTCCACTCAAGAGACTCTGTTACAGAGAATTGCTCAGGAGCTGGGATTGGATAAACCTAAACAACAGTAAGAATTATGCCAAGTAAGTCGGTTAATATTACACTATCGACTCCAGTTGGCCCTCTAGAAATATACGCAGATAAACGAGAACAAGCTCGTGCAGAAAGGTTGATTGCCAAAACTCCAAGTATCTTAACCGAAGGCTATGCGAAAGGTACAGAAAAGTTTGGTAATCAACTTCTTCGTATAGTAAGACGAAGTTTGAATACGGGTGTTCCACCACCCGGTACCCATACTTCTTGGCCAAAACATGCTCCAGGTACTGTAAAGAAATATGGGGAGCATACTCTATTACGACTCACGGGTCAATATGCTAAATCCGTTACTGTAGTAAAGACCAAGAATAGAACTTTCGTTGGTTTACCAATTGGAATCAAGAAGATTACCTATACTGGTAAGACTTCAAGAAAGACTTTGAATCAGATAGCTATCATGTTAGAGTATGGTAGCAGAGATGGTAATTTACCACCTCGTCCTCTTTGGAATCCTGCATTTAAGGCTGCTGGTGGAAAAGCTGCCTTACAAAAGGAAATACGAAATGAAGTTAGAAAAGAAATAAGGAAAGTTAAAAATGGCAGCAGACTTTGAAATATCTTCATTATCCGGAACTGGTACTGCAACTATTAGGGTAAAGCCTAAGGCAGTAAACGAAGACATGAATAATATAAAAGAGCAGGTTCTCAAGGTAGTAGTTCAGGGTGTAGAAAGGGAAGTAACTCTGGTACAAAAGGCCGCTCCTAAAATAGTAGAGACCTGGGGAACTTATTTTAGTATCACTCCAGAAACTACTTCCCATACTTTCGATGGTACTAAAAGGGGTGAGACCCTAGAAATAGGTGTATACAGTTACCAACAGAAGTTTATCGATAATAAGCCTCAAGATGAATATCGTGCTGTAGATTGGAAAGTTGAAAGCTCCTCAGATTGGTTAGAGGTAACCCAAGAAATTGGAGAAGCTAATGCCGTAGGTAAGCTTACTATCAAAACTAAATCTACTAATCAAGAACATAACCCCAGTAACTATGACCCCTTGGAAAGAACTGCTATAGTTAAGATTATCTCACAGCAAGAACCTAACACTGAGATAGTTTTAAATATAACTCAATCTCCAGGTACTAGAACTACTAAGTATGGCTTTGAACCAACCCCGAATATACCATTCCCAAATCTTGGTCAAAATACTAGTACTGCTCAGATTAGTAATGTAAAGGGTTATCAGTACTACCTTATCAACGGTATTCAAGTTGCTAAATTTATAAAACAATTTAAGATAACCGATATAAGTAAGACAATAGAGGGTCAATTCCTTGGAGGTATTGGTTCTGAACCAATACCCTTTAAAGTATGGCTTACCGATTATCCTTCAAATATTGCTACTCAATGGGTTAGTGAATTAAATTGTGTTGGTCATTTACAAACCATAATGAGTGGTTTTGGAGGTATTCAGGTAACTTATAATGGGTATATTAATGACAATGGCAATCAAAGTGTTCAATTAAATATTAGATTAGGACTTTAATGGTAAACTCAGAAGAAATAGTAGAAAGAACTTTTTATATCTCTCTACTTAGTACAATGTTGGAAATGGGTCTTACCTTAAACCCAGAAGACTTCTTACCTTTGTCTCAAGAAAACGAAAAAAGATTTCAAGAGGCAATCAAAGGTATGAAGAAGTTTATACCACTTTTTGGTATAGGGAATAATCAAGTAAAAGGCCCAAAGACTCTCCCAAGAATAACCATAGAACTACAGGGTTATTATGCTGGAGATATTGGTGTGAATAAATACATCATTGGTGATAAACTTGAGGATGGTAATTACCAAGCTTCAGAGTTTCCTTATGAAACTAAGGATATTACCATAGATGTACATCTGGTTTCTCAAACACAAGCAGATATGAGATTGCTACATACAATCTTATATACTGGCTTACCTGCTAGAGGATACGTGAGACCATACTTCAATGATTTAGAGGAATGGGAAAAGGGCAGGCTTGCTCCCACCGGAAACCTATTCATTGAGATTGGTAATTATTATGACCATCCAGATGTAGAGCATGGTATACTTGAGAAGGTATACACCTATGTATGTAAGGACGGTATTCTTCCAGAAAAAGCTTTGGGAGAAGGTACTCTTACACCTATCAAGGATATATCGGTTCTTATTGGATTGTTAGAACAAAACGAAAATGAGATGCTAGAGTTAAAAGTACCTAAGGTATAGGTACAATACTCTAGGGTATAAATTAAACGAGTAATTAACTTTAATCACAATAGAATTATGCCAACTTCACCTCATGTTGATTTTAAGTTTAAGAACAACAATGTTCTTCAAACTACTCCCATGTTAGGAGTTTCTTGTGTATTGGCTAGAACTACTAAAGGTCCATACGATGACCCTTCAGAAATCATCTCTACATTCTCTCAGTTCCAAAGAATCTATGGTTCTGAAATTGTACCCGATGGTTCTGTATCAAATATCGAAAAGGCTTTGCAAGGTGGTTCTAAGCTTCGTGTTATTCGAGTACTTGGCAAAGGAGCTACTCAAGGTACAGTAACTGCTTCTCCGGCTGCGGCAAGAAAAGCTAAAGATTCAGAAGATGAAATCTCAGTTGCTTCTGCTGTAACTGACCCAGCTAAACCCTCTGCTTTGATTACTTTAAAATCTGGTAGTACTACTTATAGTTTTGGATTAGTAACCAAGGGATATGGAGATCCAATTGGTAGTGCAAATACTTTCCAGGTTGGTTTTTATAAGCAAGCTAATACCTTGTATTATAAAATATATTCAGCTAATGGGCAAGTACTTGAACAGGGACCAGTAATAACCTACAAAACTGCCGATGATAACAATAACACTTCGGTAGATTACCTTGCTCTTAGTGCATTTGCTAAGAACTCGGAATATATTAAGCCGGTAATTACTGCAGGTTCCTCTTTTGAAAACCTAATTAAGTGGCTTACCGATGATATTGATGGTACTAAGAATGCTATCACTATTACCGTGGGAGATGCTGCACCTTCCGAAACAGAGAAACTGTTTAATGGTACTATCGGTAGTGCAGGTTCCACCCCAACTGCCGAAGAATGGATTGCTTCACTGGACTTGGTAAAAGACTACACAGACTTCTACCAATTGTTTATTTCACATATCTCTCAACACTTGGAACAAGATTCAGAGGTACTCAAAGTATACAAGGCTGCTGCCGATATGGCAAAAGAACTGATGGAATGGGTACTGTATATCGAAGTTCCCAAACACTTAACCCATTATACTCAAGGTACTCAGGCAAGAGATTACAAAGCTCAGGTTACTTGGGTACAGACTTGCCTTGGTACTGTAGGTAACTCTAAGTACATTGCCTACTTTGGTGGTGGACTTAAGTACTACAACGAAAACGGTAATCTTCAGGATTCCGATGTAGTGGGTACTATTGTTGGTTTGGGAGATGCCTCTGCTACTCAATATGGTCCTTGGAAATCCTTTGCTGGTATGAACCGAGGGGTTATTGGAGATGCAGTTGGACCAGTATGCCCGAACTATGGTTCACCTTCTCGATATAATGAACTGAACACACTTGCTCAGAATTATATCAATGAGATGGTAATCAAAGATACCCCAGATGCAGGTAAGCAAACCATGTTATGGCATTGCTTCTCTTCTCAAGTAAAACAGGATTCTGAAAGATTCCTTTCAATCGTAAGACTGAATCTTTATTTGAAGAAGTTCCTTCGCCCGGTACTCAACAAGTATATCGAAGAACCAAACGTTTGGAGTACTTGGAAGAGAATCTGGTTGGAGGTTAAACCTACACTGGATTCATTGGTAGATGAAGATGCCATGACCGAGTATACCTGGATGGGTGACCAAGATGCAACTTCTTGGGATGACCTTTCAGTTAATACCGAGGCAGATGCCCGTCAAGGTAAGTACCGTGCTATCCTTAAGTATAAGGATGTAGTTCCTATGCAAGAAGTAACTATGGAGATTGTAATTGATGCGGCATCCAAATCTGTATCAATCGTAGAAACAAGTAATAACCTATAAACATATAACGATGGGAGCAAAAGTAAAAAACCCACGGAAGAAATTCTTGTGGAGCATCATGTTCCCCAAACACCCTATCAATACTTATCTGTTTCAAAGTTGTACTTTGCCGGATATTGAGATTGACCAGGTTGCTCATGGGGACGTCAATAGAGACGTTAAAACTGCAGGTAGGGTTACTATAGGTAATCTTATCGTAGAGAAACTTATGACTACTGCAGGTTCCGATACATGGCTTCATGATTGGCTATACTCTTGCCAGGACCACATAGTTGGTGGTGGTTTAGTACCAAGCCAATACTGGGAAACGGCAATTGTAAACGAACTTGCCGAAGATGGAGTCTCAGTTCTTAATACCCATGTCTTCGAAGAGGTATGGCCATGTAAGATTACCGGCTTAGACTTGGACAGAATGGCTTCAGAGAATACCATTGAGTCCATAGAGTTCTCAGTTGGTACTGCAGATAAATACTAATTCCTTAGTCTATTTTCACTAAGATTCGGTGGAGGGGTGGGATTCCTGTGATAGGAGCTCACCCCTTTCTTGTTGTTATAAGGAGTACTATGAACATATGTAAACATTAAAAATAACAGTTATGGAATTTAGAACATTTAGATTTACCGGACCCTCTGGTTACGAATATGAAATCAGAGAACAGAATGGTGCTGATGAGGATATCCTCAGTAACCTTTCAGACATGAAGACTTTGATGAACCTTACCAAGTTCATTGCAGCAATTGTAATTAGAACTACGGCTACACCCAATGGGAAATTAACCATAGATGATGCCCTTAACTTACCGGTCAATGACCGCTATGCTATTATCTTTAATTCTCGTATCTTCTCTTTGGGGGATGAGGTAGAATTTGAATATGATTGGGGCAAAGAGAATGGAGGTAAAGTTACTTATGGCCAAGACCTTCATGAGTTCCTTTTCGATTACGGTACTGCTCCAACTGAGGATGATTTGAATCAAAAGCCCGATGCTATCCCTTACTATCCAGAAGGGGTTAGATTGATAAACCATGAATATGTTCTCTCCTCTGGCAAGAAGATTAAATTCGATTGTATGACGGGTAAGGGGGAACAAGATTTCATGAAGTTGCCATTGGATAAGCAAACTAAGAATGCTCCTCTTCTTTGTCGGAACCTTTACTTAGAGGTTGATGGTAGTTGGGAAAAGGTAGAAAACTTTACCCCATTTACTGCAAAGGATATGGCTGAGATGAGAAAGTATATCTTATCTATGGACCCCATTTTCAAAGGTGAGTCTCACATCACTAATCCAACCACTGGAGAGGAAAGAACTTATCCTATAGTTTGGGCACCGAATTTTTTCTACCTGACGGAAGAGTAATGTTAGAGAGTGATTTTGTTTATATCACCAGAGCCGAGATAGCCTTAGACTATTTCGGCTTTTTACGTCTTCCGTATCGAATAAGGAAAATATTCAAGGAAATGGCCGAGCAATATTATAAACAATTAAAGAAAAGAAAATAAATTATGAATACCAGTAGGAGTATAGTAGAGGTCGGTGTTGCCATGGTTTTAAAAGACCGATTCTCTCAAGAAGCTGGCAAGATATCTGGGTCATTCAGAACAATGATGAATGATATGAATACCTGGAATAGAGGTATACAGATGTCAGCTTCTAATACAATGGACTTCGGAATGCAGCTCGTAGGGGGAATGGCAAGGGCCTATAAATACTCTGCGGGTGTTCAGAATGAAGTTTGGACTGCTTCGAAAATTGCTGGTGCTACCATTGCAGAACAAAGGGAGATGTTACAATTGGCAAAGGATGTCAATGAGATAACTCCTCTTACGGCTTCGGATGTTGCATCAGGACAAAGATACCTGGCTATGGCGGGTAATAAATTCGATGCTATTAAAGAGATGATTGGGCCAGCATCTAAGCTGGCTTCAATCTTTACAATGCCAGTGGGACAGAAAGGTGGTGTAGCTGACTTGATGACTAATATCATGTCAATGTACCAAATCCCAATGGGGGAAGCCGCTAGAGTAACAGATGATTTATATACTGCAGTTACTAATGCAAATATATCTTTAACAGACTTAGCCCAGTCCATATCTTATGCAGGAGCAGATATGGCAACTGCTGGAGTAGACCTTCGGCAAACCGCTGCTGCTATTGGTGTATTGGGTGATATGGGTATACAGGGTTCTATGGCAGGTACCTCACTGGCCAATATGATTCGTTACTTACAACTCTCTCTTGTTAACCAAAAAAAGAAAGGCTATAACGCTTTAGCAGACCTGGGCTTAAGTCCAGATGAATTCTTCGATGCTCAGGGTAATCTTATAGACCTTTATACTATCTATCAGAAGTTTGCTAAGGCTGCAGTAGATTTACCTTCACGAATTGAAACACCAACTTTCTTCAATATCTTTGGAGTTCGTGGTAATCGTGGTATGCTCCCCGTACTTAGGGATATTGCTTCTGGTAGAGATAAGATGGGTAAGATACTTGCTACTTATGACCAAAACATTGGGGCAGTAAATCGACTCAATGAAGAACGTCTTAAAACTGATGCAGGTGTAATTGACCAATTCGAATCAAGTATAGAGAACTTAACAGTTACGGCAGGTGCGGCTTTGGGTAGAATCTTTACCCCAGTACTAAATGTGGGTAACTCTATAATCAAAGTAATTAATTCTATCTCAGAAACTTGGGTTGGAGGTTTTGGTCTTAGGATAGGAGCTACTGCAGTAGTAGTGGGTACTATAGTTGCAGGGTTTAATACTGTAAGAGGTATTATTAGGTCTGTTGGGTATTTACAAACTATTGCTACTGCTTCTACTGAAGGTATGTCTGCTGCAGCAATAAAAACTAATACTCAGTTTGCCATTATGGAAGCACACATGGTAAGGATGGTTAACCTTATGAGAACCATGGTTCAACTCCAAATGATGTCAAGCGGTATTGGTATGAATTCTGCTGGTAGATTTTATAACACTAAAACCGGAAGATATGTTAAGACACCAAATCCTGGAGTACCATTAGCAACTACTATGGCGGGTAATTTAGCTGGAGGGGCTTTAGCTGGAGCAGGTGCCCAAGTTGGTAGTCAAGTGGCTAGGCAAGGTGCTATAAAGGGTTTAGCATCCCTCGGTGGTAGACTTATGGGATTACTTGGTGGACCCTGGGGATTAGCAATTACCGTAGGTCTTCCACTATTAATAGAGGTAGGAAGTAGTCTTATTAAATCAGTAGATAGAAATACAGAAGCTCAGAATAAAGAAGACCCATCTGCAATCAGGGCTCAGAATGAAGAAAGGTTTCTGAATGCAATGAGAGCAGCTATTAGAGATGGCTTAAAAGACGGTAAGATTAATATCAGTGTAGATGGTGAGATATTGGGAGATTATTCTTTGGGTTCTCAGCAAGATTATACTGGTGTAGCATTAGGATTATAAAATTAAAAACACTATGGCTAGAGTATTAAATAAAGCAGCAGGTAAGATTGTTGAAAAATACAATGACCTTACAAGAGATACAGCAGGTGTTCTTACGGGTCCCTTAAATAAACTATGGAGAGCTCGGATATTACTTAATCGAACTATTTCTACTCTTCCAAAAGATGATGCTCAAAAGGGTAAACTCTATGACCCTAATGGGGTAATAGGAGAAGCTCAGATATCATCCAAGAACCCAATCCTAAACAAACAGCTCCAGGCTAAATGGAGAATGGAATTACAATTTCCAAGATTAGAAGAAGGCGAAGGAGTAGACCCAGCAAAGGGAAATAAGAATACTACTAATTACAGAAACTTCGAGGCTAAAGCAGAGGTTATATATCAGAATGAGGTAAGGATATATAATATGACTGTTAACCCCACTCAATACATTACCTTACAGAATAGACCTCCGGAATTAGACTTCCGAGGAGAAACCACATGGGCAACCATTAAATCAATGGGACGTAATGTACCAATGTATCATTTTACTGGTGCTGAGGATATTATTCAATTCAACGTATCTTGGTACTGTAATGACCCAGAAAATCCTGAGGAGGTAATCAATAAGTGTAGATTATTAGAGGCCTGGACTAAGGCTAATGGTTATCAATCAGCTCCTCCTATTGTTAAGATAGAATGGGGGGATTCTGGTATCTTTGATAACCATTATTACATTCTTACTTCAGCAACTTATACTCTGAAGAACTTTCAGAACGGTTATAGAATAAGGGTACCTGGAAAGCCAGCTACTTTTGGTAATGGTAGGTTATTGCCTGCAGCAGCAACTCAAGAATTGATTTTCAAGAGAGTAAGTGCATATAACTTATCTTATGGAGATTTTATAAATTCCGATTCACTTAAAAAGACGGGAGGTATTAAATATGATTGATATTAACCAATATCTGACGGGAGCTAGCCCTTATAATAATGCCTATGCTCTAAATTACGGAGATGGAGATTACTCTTTAGAAACTCCAGTAGTTTCTGTACCTTCATCCTCAAATGATATTCAACATACCATTAAGGATGGAGAGACTTTACAGAATATAGCCTATAAATACTATGGGGATTCAGGTAAATGGTATCTTATTGCAGAAGCTAATGGTATACTAAACCCTTTTAAAGAGGTAGAAAGTGGAACACTTATAAGAATCCCCGCTTATGGCAGCTAAACAAAAACCCATATTATATAACGGAATGGGCCAACCATACTTGGCTCTATTCGATTTTAGAGGTATGCCGATAATGAATCCCATTACTGGTATACCTCTTGGAGCTTATATTAGTACCTGGAATTATAGGTATGATGAAGAAAAAGAAAATCTTGCTACAATTACATTTGATACTGGAGATCCCGATACTGTAGATATAGATGCTTTACAAGAGGGTAGTGTGATATGCTTACAGTGGGGATATATATACCCAGATGGTCAATTCATATCAGGTCCAATTAAAACCATTAAGGTCAGGGACTTTGAGGCAAAGTTTGATTCTACTGGTACTCATGTAACTATCAAGTGTATAGACTCTATCGGTGATTTAAGATATCAACCACCATATAATTTCTCTGAAGCTTCAGAGAACAGTTTATCATCATATTTAGATGGAGGCTGTAATAATGGTGTAGGTGTAATCATAGAAATATTTCAGTAATGGAACAACGAATAATAAGTAATAAAGTATATGAGTCACTACAGGTACCTACAGAGAATACCCGTACCACTACTGGAAAGGTGCTTTATGCTAATAGGTACAGTGGAGTAGCAGAAGTGGCTATGCCAGAAGATTTGAAGGCTCTGATTAATAGTGACTTTGGGTTAGTTGGCAAGAACATCTTAGTTCAATTAGAACAAAAGATGAGAGGTTATACTAATGGCCCTTGGTACATAGATTCAAGAGATAATGTTATTTATATACACAATAGGAAATTCCATGAAGAACCTGTAACTGTTTATACTTATCAGGGTGAGAATGGCGAAGTACTCAGTGTTCAATTTTCTACTCAGAAGGTAACTAAAAGAGTTAAGGCTACACTCTCTCCTACTATTAATCCTGAAAGTAAAGACTTAGAAATATTAAGTACTGGAATTGATGATACCGAAAAATTACCCGAGATAGTAGCTAATGAGAATAATGGGGTCTATTATAATAATTGGAAAACCTCAGTAGGTAAATATGGAGCAGAGAATAATCCCCAAGATATACCTACTATCAGGCAGATGAGGTTAAATCATACCCTAAAGACTGACCCTAACTTAAGAGCTTCATTTGAAGCTAGGAAACAAGTAGATGACAAATGGAATCAAGATGTAGCAGAGTATTCTGCTTCTAATCCCGCCGAAGCTTATAGACAAGGTAAGGAAAAATTCCTTAATGAACTTAGTACAGATCAGGTAAGAAGTATCATAAATAAAACCATTCAAAGAGAAGAATTTCCGGCTGATAGGCGTGCAGCTTTAAATGCTGCCCTTAAGAATGTAGTTAATGGTGAAACATTAGATGAAGATATATACAATATCCTCAAGAATGAAAGATACCTTTTCGAGGGTAAAGAACAAATGGAATACATGGTCATAGAAGACCTGGACCCAAGAGACTTTGACCCAGAGCATACTCCCAAGGGTGGAGCTACTGCTTGGGGATTAGAGGATGAAGAAAGTGTTTATCGAGGTATATCGGCTTTAAAGAAAGGCCCTTATACTAGGGTGATCGATGACACCCCGGTTATCAAATATAAAAACCCATTAAATCAGAGTTTGGGTATTTATAGCGTTACAGTGAAAGTTCAACATTGGAAAAAAGCTAATGTTGAGATACCCCTGTACAAACTTTACCATAATCTATTCAGTAGATATGGGGGGATAGATAAGTGGGCTTGGGCAGCTAATGCTAATGCTAATGGTGGTTTAAAGTATACAGAGAGTAAACTGGTTTGTCAGATGCAAGTTGTTGGAAGACCCTTACTAGCCTCTTCTCAGGTATTAATATTAGAGAATGTTGGTAAACGATGGTCTGGTCCTTGGTATATAAAACAATGTACCCACTCTATGGATGCAGGCCAGGGATATGTAACTAATTTAGAGTTAGTAAAGAATTCGAGTAGGGCTGGTTCTACTACTTCTAAGACTGGACTGTCTACTCAAACGGTTGTAGCTAATGATGCTAAAGCTAATGCTGTAACCTCTAAGGGTAAAGATAAGAAAGCTTTAAGTAATATCAATGAATTAGATTTGAGTTGGACTTACAATGAGGTGGCCTATTTCATTGAATCTGGTATTATGGATAAGGAAGGAAACGTATTGGATGTTAAACGTAGGGATGAGATGGCTCGAAAGAAGGCTTACTATACTGAAGTATTAGCTAAGACTCCAATCGAGAAAGCAGAAGGTATAGCTGTAAGCTCTGGTAGTTTAACTACTTCTTCAGGTAAGGTAATACCCGGAAAGATAACCATCAAAGATATTCAAGTACCCGATGATTATTGGGTTAAATTCGATTATATGGAAGTAGCCATAAAGAGATTCAAGGAATATATTAAGAATAAGGAAGTGAGGTAATTATGGGCTATGAAACTGCAAAAATAATAACAGAAGAAGGATTAGAGGGTCTTGGAAGGTATTACTCTATTTATCGGGGGATAGTTGTTGATAATAATGATACCGAAAAGAAGATGAATAGGGTAAAAGTATGTATACCAGAAGTAATGGGAGGTACCTTTGCTTGGGCTTTACCGAAAGGACAACATGGTTCAATAAGTAGTGGATTTAAGTTCTTAGCCCCTAAGGTAGGAGATATAGTATTCATTACTTTTGAATTTGGTGATCCTACTAAACCCTTATGGGAATACCATGGTTGGAGTATGAATCAAGTACCCCAACCTTTGGATGGCCCAAATAAGATGGGGATAGTTACTCCAGAAGGTAATCTCATTGTAATAGACGATAATAATGGGAAACTAAATCTTTATTTTAATGGAGATATCTCAGTTTATTCTGAATCTAATGTAGTGGTATCAGCTAATAAGGATATCAATGTATCTTCAGGTGATACCCTTATATTAAATACCGGAGAAAATCAGGGGTTAATCAATATTGCTCAACTAACAGAAAAACTAAATCAAACTATCCAAGAGCTAGAACAACTTCGCAGTATGTTCAATTCTCATGTACACTCAGGTGTAACTACTGGACCAGGTTCTTCAGGTCCTACAGTAACTCAAGTAACTAAACCTTTCTCACAATTCGTTGTAGACGATTATGAGGATAAAACCTGCATACACTAATGGAAAAGAATTACTTTACAGACTTAGTTGGTATAGGTGTAACTTATCCTATCCAACTTACAACTAATGAAAAGGGTGAAAGAGGTTGGTACCCAGTAAACGGGGATTTTAAACTTATCAGAGATAATATAAGTTCGATATTATATTACATGATAGGCCAGAGATTTCGACAGGAAAACTTTGGTAGTAAACTATGGCAATGTATTGAGGAACCAAACTCACAAGCCCTAAGTTTTATAATTAAAGAGTTTTTAAAACAAGCCATAGGTGCTTGGGAACAAAGGATAACCTTCCAAAATATCACCGTTACTAGAGTTGATGCAAAAATACACATAGAAGTAACATATGTAGTAAATGGAACAAATTCTAGTCAGTACCTCGATATCACCTATGACCGGTCGGATAATTCATTAAATACACAATAATATGGGAATCACAAATAAATGGCTTAACCCATACCAGAGGTCTTATCAACAGATTAAGGCCAAGCTGGTTGAATCCCTTATGGGACTCAAAGACCCTCAAGGTCAGAAACTCATAACGGATTATTCGGAGGGGAACATCTTAATTATCATCCTCTCATTGTTTGCGGCAATTGCCGAAGTACTTCACTACTATGTAGATAACATGGCAAGGGAAACTTTCCTATCTACGGCAAGAAGGTATGATTCGGTAGTTAAACATGGGGCTTTGGTAGATTATCATGCTCGAGCAGCAATTGCTGCTACAGTAGATGTAATCTTATCCAGAAGTATTACTGGTAATTCCATTGGAGCTAAATTAACCATACCTCAAGGAACTCTATTTACGGATTCCAGTGGTAATTCCTGGTTATCTGCTAGAGATGTAACTTGGTATTCAAATGTAACCACATGTAAAGTACCTATAATTCAACATGAGAAATATACTGCAAGTGCTCTTAATAATATGCTAATACCTACTGGAGACAGGGTAATAGTTCACCTTGGTACATTGCCTAATGGTAAGTACTATGAACAGGGCTCTATGTCTTTACAGATAGGTGGAGAAACTTGGGTATTGGTAGATACCTTTGCAAAATCAAAGCCAACGGATAAACACTTTATGGTTTCAGTAGATGAAGCTCTTAACCCTTACATAATGTTTGGGGATGGAACCTTCGGTAAGAAACCTGCAGCAGGTGCAAAAATAACCAATGTAGTATTCTACTTAACTAATGGTACTCAAGGTAATGTAAAGAGTAATACCATTACTTCTGTACCCTCAATAATCTCTTCTTCAATTACTGATGCTACAGTAAGTAATGCTTATGATGCTGGAGGTGGTTCAAACTATGAGAACTTTATAATGCTTAAGGAACATATACCTTTGAGTGTAAAGACTTTGGGAGTAGCAATTACCAAAGAGGATTTCGAAAGTTTGGCTATGTTGGTTGATGGGGTAAACAAAGCTAAAGCCGATTATGAATGTGGTAGAAAGCTTACAGTATATATCAGTCCTGATGGTGGAGCTGTTGCTTCTTCTGAATTAATAAATAGGGTATACAACCTATTATCTCAAAGAGCACCTATGACTACTTGGTTAAAGGTTAAATCTGCAGGCAAGGTTCAGATTATTCTAGAGATGGAAGTTACTGGTAAGAAGTCTTATAAGACTCCAGAGATACAAACTCAAATTCTTACGGCTTTATATAATGCCTATTCTCCGGAGCAAGCTCAAATAGGAGGAAGCGTAAGAGTATCAGATATCTATGCCCTGATAGATAATCTATCAACCGTAGATTACCTTCACCTTACTAAGTTCTATATTAAACCCTGGCCTACTACCATTTATGGTAATAAGGAATTAAACCTTGGCCAATTTAAATTGAACAAGGCAAAGGGTTCTATGACTTACTACATAACCTTCAATTCCTCAACTACTTTTATAGTACGTTCAGTATCGAATGGTTATGTAACTACTGGCTCAGTCGGTAGCTCTATTCAGATTATAGATAAAGCTAATGGTTTTGATTTCTCATTGGATATCCAAAACAATAGCTATCAATCAGGTTATCGATATTCTATTACAGTATCTGAACCAAACCATGATTATGAAGACCCTGGCTTTAATTTGCCAGTATTCGAGAATGCTTCACAATTAACCTTAACAGTTAACGAAATAGTATAATGATAAACCTCAAAAATCTAATCGACTTTTTACCATTCGAATATAAGGACCAAGATACTTATAAGGTAAATGGTAAAGGCATCTTAGAGAGATTTCTAGAAATTTGTGGAGAGCATTTTGAAGATTATATTACAAAGGATATTGAGAATATATTGGATATTATCGATATAGATAAAACCCCAGATATGTATCTCAATTTCCTTTGGCAATTTCTTGGAGAAATGCCCTTTGCTTATGGGAACACGATAGATGCACAGAAATGGGCAGAGTACTTTAATGGGTTCTACTCGGATAGTAAACTCCAGGAGTTATCAAAGCTTTGGATAATACCCAAAGAGGGACCTTTTACTTTAACTAGTACTCAGGTAAGAAACATCTTGAGATATTCGGTATCTCTTTTCAAAATAAGGGGTACATCAGAATTTTTCGAGATCATGATGAGGTTATATGGGTTAACCTGTGTAATAACAGACCCAGCAAAAGCCGATGGGTATGATGGTTGGATAAAAGGTCATCCCCACTTTGACCAATACTATCAGTACGATAGTAAATATACCTTTGATAACACCTTCGATTGTTCTCAATGTATTTCCGTAAGTTTTAAACTTACTGGTCATGGGTATACTTCTAATTCTGAGGCTTTTAAAAAATTTAGGGAAGCCGTAGAAAGTTTCTTTACTAGATTCATACCTTATCATGTATCCTTCACTATAGATTACGGTTTTGTAGTAAATGATGGGTATTCGATTAAGGCCGAGTTGGTAAACCCAGACCAGCCCAACTTAGTTACTTCAGAAGTATATGAAGTACCAGTATTGGTAACTGTAACCTCAGATTGGATGAATGCAGATTTGAGATATCAAATATCGAGTGATAGAATTAACTGGGGTTATACTAAACATGAAAGTGGTTCGGTATTTAATATTCCAAGGGCTGGTACTTATTACTTTCGAAGCGTTGGGGATAATTCTAAGATAACCCAAATTACCGTAAGGCAGGAAACTTATAACCGTTCATATATTATTTCTTGTGAGCCCATAACTGGTAAAATAACCCCAACTACTTTAAAGGTTAGTACAATGGTGATAGCTAGAGTATCCTATAAAGGGACAGAGAAACTTTGTAATGTTCGATTAGTGGGTACCGATCAAGTAAAAATATCGGGCTCAACTTGGGAATTTACAAAACCCGGTACTTACTTTTTTGAGATTGTGGAATTTCCTGTAAAACAAACTTCATTTGTAGTAACCCAAGAAGAAGTTACTTATAAGGTAAGATGTACACCCTCAGAATTTAGAGTTGGAAATAATCAAACTATGAAGGATGCAGTTACTACTTTAACCATAACTTCAAATTACCCAGAGTCATTTACTGGAGAATTATATTGTAGGTTAATAGGTAATCCTAAGACTTTCAAGAATGGGGATAAATTTATTGCTAACAGTTATGGTACTTATAAATTCAAATGTACTTTAGATAAAAGAGAAACTGATGAAGGTGTGGGTATCTTTGAAGTAGTTTCAGGTAAAACTGCTAATTATAGGATCAGTATTAATCCATCTACATCTACTCTATATAACGGTTCTGCAAAAACTACCGTAATAATACAATGTATTTCGGGTAATGGTAATGATTACCGAGTTAAAGTAGTAGAAACTGGGGAAACCTTCAATGCTGAAAACGGGTATGTATATACTACTAATAGAGCAGGTACTTATACTTTCCAATCTGTAGCCTACCCAACTGCAAAGACTACTTGGGTAGTTAAGAATACCCCAGTTGTATATCAGAACAAACTAAAGATAGTTCCTTCAGATCCTTCAGATTCAAAGTGGAAAGAACCTAACTGGTCATTACCCGAAAGCCAAATTGATGATACTTATGCAGTATACCAATTACTGGATGAGAAGTCTGCTTGTAAGTTCCATCTTGAGGAAATGAAAAACGAGGTCAATGTAAGTGGTACTGCAACTTGTGATGAAACTGGGGAAACCTATAATCTTGAATCCGAGATTGTATTAACTAAAGCAGGTACTTATACTTTTGTGGCAGATGATGGTTCTTCATTAAGGTGTCAAGTAATATTGGAAGATTACCCTACTATTATAGAATTAACCGTTGACCCAAGTTATGCCGAATTAAAGGGTACCATTAAACAAGTATATTGTTTAATTAGGTGTAGTTCTAATAAAGCTGAATTCGATAGTAGAGTTAGACAAGTTGGCAAAGTAACTACTTTTGATGCTGGTGGAGCCGGATATGAATTTACTACGGCTACCGCTGGAGAATACATTTTTGAATCAGTTGCCGATACTTCGGTACGGGCTAAGTTTACGGTAGTAGATGATGACTTATTAAGCGTTAATCCTCAAAAGTTGGAATGGGAATCAAATGACACTTCTGAGAAGACATTTACCATTACCACTTATAGTAATCAAATGTGGAAAATTGAAGAAGTATGATAAAGAGTGCAGTAGACAATGTAACAGAGACTACTACTCAATCTCTGTTCAAGACTTCAATGATTGGTTTATTTGGAGAATGTACCCAAATTATTTATGATCTTAGGTGGATGATATTACTTGCCATAATATTGATACTTTCAGATTTATGGTTTGGTATATCTGCAAGTAGAGTACAAAATATAGTCATTCGAAAGTCAAGGGCCGGTAGGAGAACCCTAAATAAGCTGGTTGATTATATTTGTTATATCTTACTTGGGGCTGTAATTGGGAAAGCTATTGGAGAACCCTATGGAGTAGATCCCATAGGAGTATCCATTACTATAATGATATTATGCTATTGCTTCGAAATAGATAGTATCTATGGGCATATATGTGAAATACATGGCATTAAAAAACAATATAGTATCTGGAAGATAATCTTTAAGCTGTTAACTCTCAAATTTAATGAACTCGGAGAAGCTTTCAGGGATATGGCAGAACAAAAGAATAACTTTAAAAATACAAAGAACAATGAAAACGTACTTTAAGTATGAAGGTATAATCAAATCTAAGGAAGCAGCCGAAGCAATTGCTGCCCCTTCTGGTTTGGGGCCATTCTGTGGATTTGGCTCAGCCACCATAAATGGTAATAAATTGGTTGTTTCTCCTCAGGGAGTTTCTGGTAGTAAATTTGCTAATGTAATTAAGGATAGGATTACAGCAAGGTATATGTCTAAAGATTCTGAAGATGGAGAATTACCCGATATAAATTTTGGGTGTATTTCAAGAGATGGCTATATATTTATCTCTGATGAACAAACATTGACCATCGAGAATATTCAGGGAACCCAAGGGTCCACCGATGAAGTATTACTGTTTGCAGTACACACTACTATCTCCGAACCCGTAGATAATCCAGTAGATTTTGTAGCTTATTGGAATGAATCTTCAGAAAGTTTCTATGAGTTATATAAAAAATCTCTAGATATATACTACCCAATTTCTGAAGAGAATCGTAATCCCAATGTACTTAATAATGATATTTATTCGGATTATAGTATGACTCTTAGTAATCTTCTAGAGATGGTAGAGACTGCTTGCCCTTATTATTCTAACAATAAGAATTCTGTTGTTCTTATTGGGATATATGGTAAGGGTACAGATGCTATGATTAAAAGAAATGAGAACTTTGCTATTGTACCCTATCAGGGCAAATTCCAGGAGATCCCATATACTACTGCTACTCACAGTATGATGAAAGAATCCATAACTAAAGCAGAGAAAATGAATACTGGGTTTCCGGTAGAGGATGAAAATGGGAATCTATTGAATATTAAGCAATACATTGATGGGCAACTAGAAGCTCTCCGAAAGGAATTCTCTGATTCTTTGAATACTGCTAGTTTACCCATAGGTTCAATAATTTTATGGGAAACCGATGTAATCCCTGAAGGATGGGCAGAATATACTAAGGCAGCTGGTAGAATAGTTATTGGTTACCAAGCTGGAGGTGTTCAAATTGGGGATGAAGTAATGTTACAGAATGTTGGAGATTACTATACTCCAACTAAAGGCAACTTCCTAATCTCAATTAAAGGCGATGACCTTCCTAAGCATAGGCATGCTCTTGGTGTATCTAAAGGTAAACAAGATAATGCCAATGACTGGGAGAACGTTCGTCCTCAATCTTTCTTTAATAGGGAGACAGGGTTGAATGGTGATTTCGGTAGAGGAACTCCTACCAAGGGTATTCAAGATGGTGCTATCGTAGTAAGCTGGAACCTATTAGGGGAATCTTTCTTACAAGAAACTTCGGTAGAAACTTTGGATATTGAAAAATTGCCACCGACTATTACATTACGATATATCCAAAAAATATCATCATAAAGTTGTTATTAGTTATTTAGTAGTATTAAAACTCATGTGTATTATTTGTATTGTTTAAGAGTAAACATTTGTTTACAATCTGTGTTTTGCGTAGTAAAAATTAATTGGGAGAGGGACGTTGGGAAACGCCCCTTTTCTTTTGTGTTAATACTTAAGTTCTTCTTTAGCTCGGTCTTCCCAATATTGTATATCTTGTCTAAGTTCTGATATATATCTCATAGATTCATTAGTCTTAGGCATTTCGAAAAATTCGATAAGCATTATATTAGTTATTCGAGTACTATTTTCAAGCCTTTCCTTGATAAAAGGGGGAGGAGTAATTAATACCTCAAATAAAAGATAGGCATCTGGAGAAAGCTTATCCTTCATATATGTATACATCATATCAAGCATTTCTGATTTAGCTTTTTCTTCTTCGGTATCATCCTCTAATTCTTTGTCATTGTCGAATAAGTCATCAAGTTTAAAGAGGCTTTGATTATACTCTGCTTGTTCTCCGTATGCAGAACGAAGCAATTTGTTTTTGAATGTACTAAGTGATGCAAGGATTCTTGCTTTAAGATGTTCTTCAGTACATTCACCATAGTATTTGTTGAAAACAAATAACATCTTATCCCAGAAATAAGATTGGATAATATCCGGTGTAAGATTAAACCGTTTATAATCAATCTGTCTGGTAAGATTCCTAATCACTGGCTTACAGACTTTATAAAGTCTATTGAAAGTAGCTTCATCATATTCTTGCATAGGTTTTAATCGATGAAGCTCTGAGCCATTATTTCCTTTACTTTTTCCCATGTTTTTAAATATTCGTTATGCAAATATAAGTATTTTTTCTTATATAAAATAATAATATTAAATATTCGGGAGCTTAAGGTAGTGGATTAGTAGTTTCTAGATAGATGTCAACATACTTAGAACTATCTCGGTACTATCAAAATCTATTAGTTTATATAATATTGCAATATAGATATGAAGAAATTTAAAGACAACATCAAGTTCAGTTTTTCTCCTGAGTTTCAGTTTGAGATACTTAGGTTTGTTTTAAAAGATAAGGAAGGAGGATTAGTACTCAAAAGGATTAAATCCAATTACCTGGTTCTCATAGAACACTCCCTTATCTTCGAGGGTATATCAAAATATTTTAAGAAGCAAGGCAGAATGCCCTCTGAGAATATTCTAAAGGAAGTATTAAAAGAGTTACTAGAATCCAAAACCTATGTGGATTTGGTAACTAAGGATGATATACCCAATATCAATAAACTAATAAGTAATCTCTATCATATACCCCTATCGGATTCTGATTACATAAAAGAAAAGATATATCAGTTCTCTACTTATGTTGAGATGAAGAACTTAAATGATTCTTTCGATTTGGATAACTTCGAACAATACGAAGAATATTCAAGGAAGATTGAAAAGGTACTTCAGAAAAGTAAACCTAAGAAAGAAGATGAACCTTTATATATGATTCGGGATATTACCGAGAGACAGTTTAGAAGACAATCAGAACCTTCAGTTATACCTTGCCCATTTAGGCAGTTGAATGAACTAACTAATGCAGGAGGTTATCCAGAGCATTCAGTTAACGTGATATTGGATAAACCCAAGGCAAAGAAAACCTTCTTTATGGTAAACCTTGCAAGAGGTTATCTCAGAATGAAGAAGTCAGTATTATATATTGATACAGAAAATGGCCAAGAACAAATTATGGACCGTTTTATTCAATCCAGTATCAATAAAACTAAGAAGGAATTATACTCTGGTGAGTATGATAAACTTGAGTCAAAGCATTTAAGGAAACTTGCAAGGTTTGGAGTCGAATTAGTAGTTGAGCGTGTACCAGCGATGATTACTAATACCACTTATATAAGAGAGAAGATAATTCAGCTTCGTAATCAAGGGATTGATATTAGAGTATTAATGGTAGATTATGCAGGTAAGCTTGCCTCAATAGCTGGAGACCGAGAGGATTTCGAAAGGATTTCTAATGTATATGTAGATTTGCAAAACTTGGCAGAAGAGTTACATCTTGATATCATATGGACTGCACATCATATTACTCGTGAAGGTAAGAAGCATAGACTTACTAGATATGATGAAAATGATATCTCTGGTTCAATTGCTATTGTTCGTAATGCTCAAGTTATTGTGGGTCTTAATTCTACCGAGCAAGAAGAAAAAGATAATATACTTCGAGTTGAGATGGTAGTACAAAGGGACGGTCTTTCTTCAGGTAGAGCCTTATTTAAATGTGATGTTGAAAGACAAAGATGTACAGAATTTACAAGAGAACAACGTAAACAATATGATGAGGTATATGGTAAAAAATTGGATGAACAATTTAAGAAGAGCACTAATCCAGATGCGGATTCTAAGAAAAGGGAAAGGACTACTGGAGACATTTAATTTAAATGTAAGCTTGGATATCATGAATGGGTAGCTGTTCATTGGTCTGAGTTTAAACAGAGACCTCGTAGGGCAATCTTTTCTAAGAAAGGTGGGAGAAGAAAAGCCCAGTATTATGAGAAACGATATGTAAAATATTACTGTATGAGATGTGGGAAGAAAAGATATGAAAACAAAGAAAATAGAAATAGTAAAAGGTAGATGGTCTGATGGGGTAGTTTTAGAAATATCCCATAATGGTTGGCAAACCACTTGTATCAACGATTTAGATTTAGAGGATTTAAAGAAACTTCGAAGAGTAATTAGGAAAGCTATAAGAGAGTATGAAAATAACTAATCAGTTTAAATCTAGACTAAGGACATACTTCGTTAAACGATTGGGAGCATTTGATTATAAGCATGGCTGGATGCGTATACCAACTTGCCCATATTGCGGGAGAGAACAGAAGTTGGGGGTTAATCTTTCCATGTATCGAACTAATTGTTTTCGATGTAATGCTCATCCCTCTCCTGCTCAACTGATAATGGATATAGAGGGATTTACAGAATACCATGAACTAATTAACTTTTTGAACAATGGACAATTTGATGAACTACAGTTTAAGGAAGAGAAAATCGAACTTGCCGAGAGTAAGCCCCTGTATCTCCCTGAGGGATTTAGAAATATTTCGATTGGAGACAGCCAACTTGCAAAAAGTATTAGGGGATATATCAAGAAACGTGGCTTCAACCCCGACCAGTTTTCAAGATTTGGTATCGGCTATGGAACAATGGGCACGACTTACGGGTACCTTATCATCCCGTTCTATTATCAAGGACAACTTAAATATTACAATGCTCGGAACGTTATCGGAAAAGGTCCCAGGTATAATAATCCCGATAAAGATATCACAGGCCTTGGCAAACAATTTATCATCTTTAATCATGACGCATTGGAAATGTACCGGTCGGTATTCATTTGCGAGGGAGCACTTAATGCTCTCACAATGGGCGATAGAGGAATTGCCACAATGGGCAAAGCTATTAGTCAGTACCAAATCAATGAATTACTTAAATCCCAATGCGAAAGATATATTATACTCTTGGACCCAGACGCCAAGCAATATGCAATCAATTTGGCGCTCAAACTTGTTGCCTATAAAAAGGTCAAGGTGGTGTTTTTACCAGACGGAAAGGATTGCAACGATCTTGGGAAAAGGGAAGTCTTAAGGTTAGTATATAATACTCGGTATCAAAGTTATCAAGAATTGATTGCTATCAGAAACTCATTGAAATAGGGAGTTCCTATTATATTATAAATAATATATTTATGCGTGAACCATCTATCCATATAACTAAGTTTCAATTTGAGGAAATATTAAATACCTTAGAGGTAGACAATTTCCCAGTTGAGGCTTTTTTTGTTATTGCTCGAAAGGAGGCAATAAATCATAGAGCAGTCTTAGTTTCTAACAATAAGAATACTAAGCGAGTTAATAACATATTACTAGCATCTAAGGGAGATGCTGCCCTCGTTGCTGATATTTTATATGCAACTCGTATAAAGTTAAAGCATCGGGGAGTTCGGAAAATAAATGAAAGTAATTCTCGAGAATGGGCAAATTGTAAAAAGCTTGCAGAGATATGTAATACCTTCTGTGAAGATTTTAAATTTGATACTCGTGAAGGTTTTATCAAGTATATAGAGACTGGATTAAAAAGGATGACTGATTATCGTAAGGTTATGCAAAGGTTATTATCTATGCAAGAAAACATCACTAATCAAGTAGATGCTGAGATAGAGTTACAAAATTCAGATTTAAAACTTACCAAAGAGATACATGATTACTTTATAGGTAAGATTGCTAAGGCAACTGGTATATATGAATCTTATGAAAATCAACCAGAGAAGTATGTACACTTTGCAAAGGTTGGTGACTTCTTAAAAGAAGAAGGTTGGGATTATAAGACCTTCATCGATGCTCAGTTTGAATCTCTTGCATGGTGTAATGGTTTACCAGACATTGCACAGATGTATACTGATAAAGCAATTGAAAGATACAATAAGTATTTATATAAGAATAAGAATAAACAACTACTCGAAGATGAACCAATAGTAGAGGGAAGTCTTTGGGATAAAATCAAAGAGTAATATGAAAGGCTTACAATTTTTAGGAAACAGAGTGAAGGATGCAGCAAATGCCTTTATTGATGTCCTCAAGTATTCAGACCAGTCGGTAGACTATCCAGATTTCAAGGATATCGAACCTTGGCCAGATGAAATTGTTGATATGTTTAAAGATGCACTAAAGGATAAACCTTTTTCCGAGATTAGTGCTATCTTGATGTATACCCAACAGTCATCAAGGTTTGACCTAATTGCAGAGTTAATGCTTGGTATTGGTTTGGTAGAAATGAGACACTATGACAAGTTATCCGATTTCTTACAGAAGGCAGACCCTCATGAACAGAATCCTGTTATGGATATCTATCCTAAAGTGGAAATAGGATTTTCTCCTCAAAGTGCTTTGAAGATTGCTTGGAATTCTGAGATAGAAACCATTGGCAATTATAAAAAGATTATGAATAATCTAGCCTTGTATAGTGAACGTGCTGATTATGATGATGTGATGTATTTGTTGAATAAACTGATTGCTGATGAAGAACATCACATTAAACTCATCAAGGAAGCTATGGGAGTAGATAAAGGTACTAAGGGAGTATTAAGTAAGATGAGTCAAGTAGCAATTATACATAAAGAATCCCGAGATAATTATATCTCGGGCATTTCCCATACATGGTGTCCTTGTTGTGGTAAATGCTATATATTATCCGAAGAGGAAGTGGTAAATGCTATAGACAATGATCTATCAGTATATGCCGAATGTTCTTGTGGTAATTCATTTTACATAGAAACAGAAGATGAGCAAGATAATTATTCAGAATGGTAATATGTGTGAACTCGACTTACCTCTTAAGTTCGCACAGAAACTTTATAATGAGTTTGCCATTCGACATCCAAATGCTTTCTACTTACGTACAAGGCAAAGAGGTATGCAGAATTGGGATGGTAAGATTCACTACATCACCAAGACTGGTCAATTTAAAATAGGTTTGCTTCCTAAGGTATACGATATGTGTATTGAGATGGGAATTAAACCTAAAGTTGTAGATATGCGTCAACCTTTACCTAAAGTCAGTAAAGTTGTTACGAAGATAGGCAAATATAAATTAAGACCAGAACAGGAGAAAGCAGTCAAGGCTGTAATTAATAATACGATTGGAGGTAAACCATTTCATATCGGAGTATTGGATTACACGGTTAATGCAGGTAAAACTCTTATTATGTCGTCTTTGTATTTATCCTATAAGAAGCAGTTGAAGACTTTGTTAATAACTAATGACTCGGATTGGTTAAACCAAGCTAGAGAAGAATTTAAGCAATATCTACCCGGAGAGGATATCACTTTTGTTCAAGGCAAAGTTTTAAACTGGAGTAACTTCACAATAGGTATGGTTCAATCTATTTCTCGTAATATGAGGTTCTATCAAAAAGAGTTATCTCAAATAGATATGGTACTTATAGATGAAGCTGACCAAGGGGGCAGTAGGCAATATCAGAATGTAATCACCCGGTTATTCAATACTCGTATTCGTATAGGACTATCTGGTACCATCTATATGAGTAAGCTTGCTAAAGATAAAGTTAAGAATATGAATCTTGAATGTTTCTTTGGTAAGGTACTTGCCGAGTTTAAACTTAGGGATTCTATTAAGAAGGGTTATTCAACTAAAACTGTAGTAAAGATGGTACCAGGTAAACCCTGGTATGGGAATTGGGAATCCGATTGTATATCTTATAAAGAGATATATGATGATTCGATTACTAACAGTTATACTGCTTGGTTAATGGCATATTCCAGATTACGATGGAATATTAATCAAGGCAGATATCCTGCTCTCGTAGTTTGCAAGCATATTGCACATTGTGAAAATCTATATAAATTCTTTAAAAAGAAACTGGGCGATGCCTATAATATTGCCTATGTGCATGTTAATACCAAATCTAAATTAAGACAACAAATAATGAAAGATTTTAGGGACGGCAAAATTGATATCTTGGTATCAACTACAATCATTGCTCGGGGCAAAAACTTTCCTAAGCTAAGGTATTTGCTTAACGCAGCAAGTATGGATAGTCAAGAAAAATCTATTCAGTTCCTTGGTCGTTTGGTAAGAACCGATAAATCGAAAAAGAAAGTGTACCTTGATGACCTTCACTATCCTGGTAATTATTTAGATAGGCATGGAAAACATAGGAAGCAATATTATCAGAGACAAGAATTGAAAGTAATCTTATTAGACAAACTATGGAAGAAACATCCTAACCATAGCCTTATTCAGAGTTAACTAGAAGTACTATGAGTAATTACTTTTCTCCGTAGGAGGAAATAATTACATCCTAATAAGCATACGGGCATTATGAATAAAGATAAAATTATATGTATCAGGGAAGATACTGATGAACGATTAATACAATTACAATCGGAAGGATATAGAATAATACAAATATCCGCATCAGGTATCTACTGCTGGATATTATTAAGGAAACCAAATAACAATATATAATGAAACTGATAGACCGAATATTAAATTGGATGAACCCACCTGCCAGTAATCCCAAACATGTATTCAATTGCAGGGATTTGGCATGGGTAACCCCTATTAAACACTGGAGATATACCCCGGATGTTTATACCCATTCATTTAGTTTATATTGGGGATCTGGATTAGAGATCAAATTACAACAAGATACTACTGACCCAGAATCTTGCCCAGAATTATCTAAACTCAGGGAACTATTTATTAATAACATTGGTTATTCATATGTAACCCTAGATGATATTACTAACATATACATTTATAAAGAAAAATGAGATGGCAAAGAAAAAGAAACAACTTCCTGATTTATCAAAACATGATGTACTTACACCAATAGATGTTAGTCAATTGGGTACTAACGGAGATCCATGCTTTGGTATTGGGTATGATTTATCCACTAAAGAATGTAAATTATGCGGAGACTCAGAACTATGTGCGTTCAAGATGTCCCAGAACTTGAACATTACAAGGAAAGAATTAGAACAGAAGAATCAATACAAAGATTTGGATGTATTAGAAGATACGGTTGGTATCAAGAAATACATCCGAGGCTTGATTCGGAAAGGGAAAGACAGAAAAGAAATTATCTCAAAGACAGTTGAGAAATTCGAAGTACCTAAGAAACGTATTAGAGAACTTTATAAAGAATGCAATGGGAAAAGTAGGTAAGTTAAGAATGATATGGGCAATGTTTAAGTTATATCTTAACAACCCAAATTATTATGTACGGCAAGATGATGTTCTTGCTGATTTGTTTATGCAGGGTGAATACGACGTAGAAAGATTCTGTCATTCACTCGGAGTAACTCCTCAACAAGGATTAACCTTTGAACAACTTTTAAAAAAATGTAATATATTATGAACAGATTTAGATTTATCAAAGTACGGGAGGTAGTATCTCCCAACAGAGCAAACCCAAATGATGCTGGGTTAGATTTTTATGTACCAACCGATTTATATCCAGAGCATATTCATTCTAAAAATGAATTCGACTCAGAAGGTTATAATTTAGATGTTCCTTTTGGTGAAGCCTTTGTAAGGCATATAGCTTTAAAACCTGGACATCGTATACTTATCCCATCTGGTATTAGGGGATTGCTTGAACCACCTGCCTCTATGTTAATGGCTGCTAATAAGTCCGGTATAGCTACTAAGCAAGGTTTACTCTTTACAGCTGAGATAGTAGATTCTCCCTATGTAGGAGAGATACATATTGGGATATATAACACTTCTCAAGAAATTCGGGTTATCGAGGCTGGTCAAAAGCTGGTACAATTTATTCATGTACCCATTTATATTACCGAGCCAGAGGAGATTCAGCAAGAGGAGTTTTATACTGAATCACAAATGTGGGGAAGCAGAGGAGATAAAGGATTTGGTTCATCTCAAAACATAAAATAGTGGACATAAGGAATATAAATGAACAAGTGCCTCAGGTAGAAGAAACTGAGGCACGGATACTACAAGAAATGTATGATCTTGGGATAGAACAATTCTTTGGGTATAAAGAGATAGAAAGGTTACCTGATTATCCTTTAGATATAAATAACCCAAAGAACCAAGTTATCCTAAAGGATTTTATTGGTAGGGTTATTGAGGAATTAACCGAAGGATTCGAATCTACCGATGAAGTAGTATCTATATATCGTGATTATGGATGGAATAATGATTGCTTAACCTCAGAAGAATACACTCAGGTATTAAATCATCTAGCAAATGCAAATGAGGAACAAGCAGATGCCTTGGGATTCTTCTTTACTTTGCTTTTGTATTCTAATATATTGCCAGAAGATATATTAAAATATCAAGATGCCAAGAGTTTATTTGAGGTAATGGCAATTGGAGTCAAAGACTTACTCATCAAGTACCCAGATCATCGAAGTGTAAGGAAATACCCTATACTAAGTCCAACTGATTGGGCAAGAGAAGATAGAGAAGAATATGATAAGATAGTTTCTTATACCCCAGGTTTTCATGAAATGAGCGAGATATCTCATGAAAACGAGAAGCTATATTTATGGGAAGTAATATATGAACTTAATAAAGCAAGGAACTTCCTTAAATGTAGACCATGGAAACAAACTCAAGTGATGACTAAAGAAATAGATTTTCAGGAATCTTTGGTAAAGTCATTCTATCTCTATATGGGATTTTTAGCTATGAATGGGTTTACTCCTTGCGGACTATTTAGTTTATTTTTTAAAAAACAACGTCTCAATTTATGGAGGCAAACTACAAATTATTAGTAACTAATTAAAAATCAGCCAGTTATATGTCGGGTTGGAATAAGAAATTAGAGGGACTTCAGCTTAATACGGAGGAGTCCCTCCATTCGTTAGAATTTGCTACTTCACAGGAAGCATGGGAAAAACTTAATGAGGGTTTTTTAAGATTAGACCCAATCCTATTTGGGAAAGGTGCTATGGCTAATAGTGGGGTAGCAGTAGTGTATAACGTATTTATAAAAATACGAAAAGCCTGGGTAGACCCAGAATTTGATTATGGTAGATGTTTCAATTATAAAGAAACTAAGTGGACTAGCTTATTGAATAACTACATAGACTTTAATAAGCTTGACTTGTTGCGTAGTAAACTGAGAGTACTGAGAAATAAGTACAATCAGAATTACAATATAACCTATATGTTTAACAATCACCATGATAACGGAAAGCAATGTCTAATAGCAGCGACTTTTTCAAAACGATTTGGGGAGGACATCCCAGTTATTACAATGGTAGTTCGGGCTTCGGAGATTACCAAGAGGTTAATATTCGATTTCCTATTAATTCAACGAATGTCAGAGTACGTATATGGTCCGGATCAGTCAGTACAAATCAACCTATTCGCGACTCAAATGTACGGAAATGTGGAGACACTTCTAATGTATCATACCCATAAGCCATTGAAGAAGGTACTTAAGGGGGCAGAAGAGAATGCTTGGAATAAGAGAATAAAAGAAATATGGAAGAAATTCCAAAAGGGTACAGAGAAGGAATTCTCTTCATTCAAGGTATTCTTTAGAAGTTTTAAAGTGCTCAGACCAGATTTATATGAAGAAACATATAAATCAATGAAAGCAAAAGAATTACTTCTTGAATACGAAGATATTGAATATCCCGAGAATGTAATTTCTTACTCTCAACGTAAAGCATATAAGAAGAAACTTTTAAAACAAAAGAACAATGGAAGCTAAGGAATTTTTAAATCAGAAGCGTATAGGATTAGTAAACAAATTCTATTACCAAGTTTTTGAGATTAAAAGAACGGTAAAGAACCCGATATACCCTTGTTAATGAAAGAGATAGAGGATTTCGATAATTTTGTATTTCGCTACTGGCATATGACCTGGGTTAATTCTACAATGTCATACAATTAAATATTTATATTATATGAGGATATATTCTAACAGTTTTGAGTTGATGTCCGAAATGGGCAGAGAACTCAACAGTTATGGTCAAACTGTAAAACCAAAGACCTATCAAAATAAAGTGATTGAAGGTAATGAGGATTTTATTACTAAAGAACTCATTTGCCAACAATATTGCTTAACTTCATTGGGAGACCCAGTATGGTTATTTGTATTCTCACATTCAAAGGAATGGGCAGATGCTGAGTTTCAGGAAAGAATTGGTTGGTATGAATTAAATCCTGGTAAAGCTTGGGAACTGAGAAAAGATTTATGGGAACAGTTCTTGGTGAATGGTAGATTTGATTATACTTATCCAGAACGTATTTGGAATCAGTTATCGTATGGTAGTACATCATTTAATTGTGATTCTGCCATGCAATCGGTTATCGAGCTTCTTAAAAGGGATAATGATACTCGTAAGGCAGTACTCCCTATATTCCATGGTACAGATTTAAGATTCCTTGATGGTAGTAAACGTATTCCTTGCTCTATGTATTACGATTTCCTTATACGTCGGAATGGTAAAGGAGAGAGGGTATTACACATTTGCTATCATCAAAGAAGTTCGGATTTTATAATTCATTTTGGTAATGACGTATACCTTGCATGGAGACTTATGGAATACGTAGCTAAAGAGGTAGGAGTAAAACCAGGTTATTTATATCATACTATTGATTCTCTTCATGCTTATAAGAAAGATTGGACAGCATTAGCTTCTAATCTGGAAGACTTACAAGAGAAATACTAATAATGAGGGATGTATCTACTACTGGTGGGTATGTCCCTTTTTCTATTTTAAAATATGGAGACACGGTATACAATAATAAAAAACAAGAGGGAGCTTAAGAAACTTATTGCTTGTTGTAAAGCTACAGGTTATGCTTGCTGTGACTATGAAACGAATGCAGAACCTATTTATAATAAGAGTTTTAAACCTACAATTCTCTCTGTATCTTGGATGCCTGGGTTTGGTGCTTCCCTCCCTTTAGACCATTTCGAAACAAAAGCTTATACTTCACCAGGTTGGAATTGGAAAAAGATGTTAAGGAAATTTGGGGAAGAAGTAATTGAGAATTATGAGATAACTAAGGTTGCATGGAACTGGAAATTTGACGACCAGGTAAACCAGAAGTATCATATATTCTACAGAGGTACATGTTTAGATGGGATGCTTGCTAAATATGTTCTCAACGAGGAAAAACCTCATGACTTAAAGTCAATGGTAAGAAGGTATTTACCAGAGTATGGTAATTATGAAAAGCAAGATGCCTTTGATAAGATACCATGGGATAAAAAGGAATTAGACCCACTTTGCCATTACGGTTGTCAAGATACGGATTATACTCTTAGGTTAATGTTATTCTTTGAAAAGAAGTTGATTGATTTGGGTATGTATTCGGTATTCCGTAATTTATTTATGTGTAATTCACGAGTACTCACCTCAGTAGAGAAAGAGGGATTATATCTAGATACTGAGTTCAATAAAAAGCTTCTGGAAGAATATAAACCAAAAATAGATGCTGCTAGACAAGCAATATATGACTTGCCAAGAGTAAAAAAATTCGAAAAGAAGTACAACCAAGAAAAGATTGATAAGTATATTCAATCTATCGAAGCTGAACTTGAGGAGTTAGATTATAATAACCCAAAAGACAAACGAAAGATTGCATTAAGGGAACAGAAAATATCGAATATCAAGGCAGGTATATTTACAACTAAAAAGGAACAGGAATTAATAAGACCCATTAACCTTGGTAGCCCAGTTGATTTGCCTAAGCTAATGTATTCAGAGGATGGATTCCATTTCGATGTAATTAAAGATAATGATTCTGGTAAACCAAGTACAGATGAAGAAACCCTAACTAACTTAAGGTTAACAGTTAAAAAACCCGATTCACCAAAGGCAATATTCTTGGATAAACTTCTCGAACTAAGAGGGTTAGAGAAAATGTATAAGACTTATATTTATGGGTGGTGGGAAAAGGTACAAGATGATTCTCGATTACATGGTAGATATAACATACATGGTACTGACTCTAATAGGTTTAGTTCTGCAGACCCAAATATGCAGCAGATCCCAAAGACAACAGTAGACCCAAATATTAAGAAACAATTGGTAGCTCCTCCAGGTTATCTATATATGGCATTCGACTACTCACAGGCAGAGTTAAGAATGATGGCTCATTTATCAGGTGATGAAACTTATCTGGAAGCATTTGCAAAGGGCGTAGACCCTCACCTTGGTATAGCAGCAGCAAAATATGGGGTTCCAATTGAGGAAGCCAGTAAAATATACGAAGACGAAAGTCACCCTGACCATAAGCTTTGGAAGACTAGAAGAAAACAAGCTAAGCAAATTGCATTTGGGCTTATCTATGGAATTGGAGATGCTTTGCTAGCAGTAAAATTATCAGACCCAAAAGCTGGTATTATAGTTACTAAAGAGGAAGCTCGTAAGGAGATGGATGAGTTCTTTAAGAAACACCCAAAGATACTTAAGTTCAAAGAGAAACAAGAGAAATTCCTTCGTAAGCATGGATATTATACCCAGTTATTTGGTACTAAGAGAAGATTACCCCAGATATACTCAAATGATAAACAAGAAGTTGCTTATTCCATCCGTTTGGGACTTAATTTCCCATGTCAAGGTGCTGCAGCAAATATGACCAACTTCGGAGCTATCCTTGTTTATTGGTTAATGAGACAAGGTAAATTACCAATGATGAAAGAAGCTTGTACGGTACATGATGCAGTATATATGTATTCTAAACCCGAAGATATAAATACCTGGACTGTATATACAATTTGGAATATACTACGTAACCCAAGTACTAAGAAATACTTTGGTTTCCAAGTTGATGACGTAACTCTATCAATGGATTTTACAATAGGTAGGTCTATGGCAGAAGAATTACCGTTTATGCCAGGCTATGATTATACTAGAATGTTAAAACCAGACTTTTCAGTAGAAGAGTACATGGAAGAATATCATAAGTTTAAAACCCATAAGATTGGTAATTTTAGTGCAGCTTCCCCCGAGGTATTTATGGAACTATATAAAAAGGAAATCCATAAATATCAACGAGAATATGAAGAATCGAGAAAAGGGTAATATACCAGGATTTAGTAATTACTACATATCCCGTACTGGGAAGTTATATTCGAAATTTACTGGTAATTGGAGATTGGTAAAACCTGCTATGAAAGATAATGGTTATTTATCTAACTCTTTAGTAGGAGATGATGGTAAACGGAAGAATTTCTATAGACATAGGTTAGTGGCTTCCACTTATATACCTAACCCAAACCATTATCCTCAAGTATGCCATAAAGATAATGACCCTGAAAATAATAGAGTAAGTAATCTATATTGGGGAACTGCTAAGATGAACATGGGTCAATGTATAGAAGATAAAAGGTTCTATTTTGTTGGCAAAGAACGAGAACGTAAGGTAAATGTAGAATTATTAATTTCTAGGTACATAGAAGGTATACCAAGAAAGGATATACTAGAAGAATTTGGTATCTCAGTTGGTGTATTGTATAAAATATTACGGTATAATAACATAAAACTAAGAAAATGAAAAAGATTTTGAACGGTCCCACAGTATGGAGAGCTAAATGCCCATGCTGTGATTGTGAATTTGAATACGATGTCAGTGAAACTTTCAGAGTTTACGATAAGAGTAATTCAAGCGTTTTTAGGATATTACAATGCCCATCTTGTAAAACCAATATAAGGCATTCTGATTCAGTATCTACATCTACAGAAATGAAAAGAGAGGATACTATGTCCACATAAATAAAATAAATTTAAGAAACCATGGCAACAAATGAAGAATATCAGAATGCAAGTAAATTAACTGTCCTTACCTATATGATTGCAGGATGTTTGGGTTATTCTATTGAGAATCTGTTTAAATACCTGGATGCTACGAATTTAAAGGTAAGTGGACAAGAAAAGATGTTATTCAATCGAGTAAAGACCCAACTACATCAATTACAGACTAATCTTACTACATTAGAAGATATGGCTTTTAAAGTAATGGCCACTGATGAGGATGGGAAACTTGCCTATGAAGATGCTACTCATATTTATTGGGCAGCTTTCTTAGTATTATTAGATAGAGGGGGAACTGATAACTTATGCGACTTAAGATTAATGGCTTTGGTAGATAAGATAAGCATCTATAAATCTCTTCTTAATTTGCCCGGTATGAAACTCTCTTATCAAATGGCTTTTGCTCAAGTAACTAAAGCAATAAGCAAAGGAGAATTTAGTAAAGAAGACTTTAAAAACCTATTAGAAGTTTATGAAGACGGAACTGAAAAAACTAAAGGTTAAATTTGAAGGTAAACTTATCGAGATTGATATTCAAAAGGAATTATCTATCAATGAGAATATCATCAATTCTCAGCTACGAGAATCTCCTTCTAGTTATTATATTCTTTGTTCTCTTAGAGATAAGTATATAAAGGAAAGAGATTTACTAGCAAGGGAAAAGGATGAAGCCTATTCCAATGCTTGGGTATATTATAAGGATGCCAATGAAAGGTGGAATAACGAATATGTTTCTCATAAGGCAAATCTTAACAAGAAGTATTCTTCCATTTATGAGAGATACTTAAAAGCTGTAGAAAAAGCAAATAAGTTCATAGCTATATGTAAAGCTTATGAGAGTCGGGAGAATATATTAAGAACTATTAATGCGAATCTAAGAAAGGGTTAACCCATTGAACTATAAATAATTACTAACTTTTAAAAACAGTATTAGAATATGAATTATTCAATGACATTTATCTCACCTCTTGTGGCTGAGAAATTTAATCAAGAATTACCCGGATGCCCAACAGAAAACCGGGTACTTATTTTATCTCCAAAGGAGGTAAATCAAACTAAATCCGGTTTGATTATCCCTGAACAAGTAAAAGAGGGAGTTCCTCGTAAAGGGGTTGTAGTAAAGAGTGGGGAAATTACCGAAGAATACAAAACCTACCGAGAATTGGTTGCTGTAGGTAGAATAGTTACCTATGGTTTGTATGCAGGTAAAGAACTTGAATTCGAAACGGACAAACTATCTCCTACTCTCAAACAACTTTTAGAGAAAAACGTTCTTACCGTATTGAGTATGAACGAAGTAGTTTACTCAGAACCGAATAATTAAAACTAATCATTATGATAAAAGACAAGAAGAAAAAGAAAGTTTCATCAGAGGGACTTTCTACAAAAGAAAAGATGCTAGCTAGAAAGAAACAGCTAGAATCTAAGGGAAACGGAAGTGGGTTGGTATATCCAAAAGAAGGAACCCTGAGAATGAGAATTAAATCTCCAGGTGATGACCAGGAATTGGGTATCGAATTGATTCAATTCTATCTGAATAAAGATTTGGGAGGAGTTATTTCTCCGGCTACTTTTGATGAACCATGCCCCTTTATGGAAAAGTACCAAGAACTGAAAAACTCCAAGGATGAAGATGACAAGGAACTTGCCAAGATGCTAGTACCAAGAATAAAATACGTAGTGGGTGGAATAGTATATTCAGATGAGAAAGGTACTAAGGTAGATTATGAGGGAAAAGATAAGGGAGTATTAATCCCAAGATCAGTATACCAGGATATTATCGACCTTTACTTGGATGAAGATGAAGCTGGAGATATGACAGACCCAAGAACGGGATACGATATAAAAATCATCCGTTCTGGTTCAGGTAAGAATGATACTACATATTCTGCTCGTGCATGTAAACCCACTAAACTTGACAAGAAGTATTCGGGTACAATTGACCTTGAGGGGATAGTTCGTTCTCAAATAAAATCCTATGATGAGTTGGAAGATTTGCTTTCACAGTATCTAAATGAAGACCATGGAGATGATGATGAGGATGATAAATCCAAGAAGAAAAAGAAAAAGGGAGTTCACAAAGACCATTACATGGAAGATGATGAACCTAAGAAAAAGAAAAGAGATATTTAAGGGTTAGTAATATGGTTTCATTCGAAGGTGGTAATTAGATTCGTTCTGTTATCACCTTCTTTAGTTTAAAGACATTACATTATGGCAAAGAAATCTAAGGTTGGTTTAAAAGTACCAACAGCAAAGGAGATGGCAAAGAAATATGGGAGTATGATTAAATTAGCTTCAGAAGTAACTGATACCGATTTATATATACCATCTACTTTCTTTGCTTTGAACTACTTATTCGGTAAGGGTATTCCTTATGGTAAAATTGTAGAGATTGCTGGAGAAGAATCATCTGGTAAATCCTTGGTAGCTTATAACTTTGCTTATGCTACTCAACAACTTGGTGGTCATGTAATATGGGTAGATGCAGAACAATCCTGGATGAACTCCTGGGCAGAGATTAATGGAGTAGACCCTGCAAAAGTAACCATTGTTAATGATACTCGTATTGAATATATTGCAGATGTAGTAGCAGACTTAGCAATATATTTACGTTCTCAATTAACCCACAATGAACCGATACTTCTGGTAATCGATTCTATTGCAGCAACCGACTGTACGGATAATATTGATGCTAAGATGGTTGATGGTAAAGCCGAAATGGGAGGTAGAGCAAAGGCTCTTTATAAATACTTCCGTATCAGAAGTGAATTATTCTACAAACTGGGAGTATCTCAGATATATATTAACCAATTAAGAACTGCTTTGAATGTCGGATTTGGAAAAGATAACACAACAACTACAGGAGGTGCAGCACTTAAGTTCTATGCTTCAATCAGAGCTGCTTTCTATTCAGGAAGGTCTGTTACCATTAAACAAAATGGGAAAGAAAGGAAAGCTGGGAAACTTGTCACTATCAGACTTATTAAAAATAAAGTTGCTCCTCCTCGACCTACAATCAGCAAATGCCCTGTATATTTCAATCCTAAATTCCACGAAGTCGGGTTTGACAGATGCTATGCTTTAGAAGATGTATTGGTAGATACCGATGTAATCGAAAAAACTACTGGTGGGTATAAATTGAAAGGTAAAACTCTTGCAAGAGGGGAAGAGAAATTCCAAAAGCTTTTGGAAGAAGACGATGAACTTCGTAGAAAACTTTTACGGAAAGCTGGAGTAAATACCATAGGTACTACTAAAAAACAACTGGAGAAAATAGAAACAAATCTATTCCCAGTCGATGGTGTAGAATATGAAAACTATTCAGATTCAGAAGAGGAGGAGGAGGAAGACGATGAGTAAGAAAACAATATTATTGGTTGATGGATGTAATTTACTTCACCAAAGTTTTCATAAGTTCGAAAAACTTAAATCTACCGATGGTAAACCAAGTGGAGCAATATTTGGATTTTTCAAATCCCTACACATGTATCTTACAAGGTTCGAACCGGATGAGGTTTATATTTCATTCGATAATGGTCATTCACCAGTAAGGACGAAGTTATTGCCCAATTATAAGGGACATAGAAAAAATATATCTGTAGATTACGAATCATTGCAAAAGCAAAAGGCAATTATAATGAAAATGCTGGGTATGCTAAGAATTAATTATATCTTCGATAAAAAGAAATCTACAGTATATGAAGGGGATGACTTCTTAGCATACCTTGCAATTAAAAAATTCCAATCCGAGAAAATGATACTTATATCATCGGATAAAGACTTTAACCAGTTGCTATCAAATAACCTGAGGATATATAATCCCAGAAAAGATGAGATGATAAGAATGGATAACTGCAAAGAATTATTCGGTTATCATTCTCATGAAACGGTAGAGTACCTTGCAATGGTTGGAGATACTTCCGATGATATACCAGGGTTCCCGGGTATAGGCCCAGTAAAAGCAAGGAAAATCCTTGATGAGGGTAGAATTGAGAAGTTTATTGCCCAGAGTAAGAACAAAGAATATCTTCAAATATGGAAAAGGAATGAACAGTTAATCGACCTTTTCTGGTTTGTAAGACATAATCCATTGGATAAGTTACCAATTAAGTCAAAGAAGAAGTTTAAGTATGAGAAATTCAAAGAACTTTGTATCGAATACTCTTTAGCATCATTTTTGACAAATGAATTTATAAAACCATTTAAAGCATTACATCATGAGTAAGAGAATTATGTTTGTGGGTCCCTCTGGTATAGGGAAAACTACTTTAGCTAAGTATGTAGCTAAGAGAGAAGATCTACCTTTTATTTCTGGTAGTATGTCAGATTTATTACCTGCTACTGAAGGGGTATCACATAATGAAATATTATCCCTCGGTTCGGAGGCAATGTATAAAGCAGATTTTCAACTTCTGAACAAAAGGAATAGGTTATTCAAGGATAGAGAATACTTCGTAACTGATAGGAGTTATGCAGATTTGGCTGCTTATTTTTGGTATAAGCAATCAAGAACTTTACCAGAATGTGAAATGGAACATTTTTTCTGTCAATGTAAGACTTTAATGGAAGATCAATGTGATGTAGCAATCTTCTTACCATTAAATCTAGATACTTATAAGCATTGGTCAATGGAAGATAATGGTAAGAGAATACTTAACAGATTCTTCCAAGTTCAGATATCATCTCTTATGGGGGAATTGCTTGCAAATTGGGAAATACCCACTATTTGTATATCTGAGCTCGATTTAGGTATGAGAACGGAACAAATCAATTACCATTTAGATAGGATATGGGGAAAGAAGTAATAGCAATAGCCTTCTCGGATTTACATATAAATCTATGGGCTAAGTTTAATGAGAACAATCACAGGACCCTGAATAGTTTCAGGGTTTTGTCGATTATACGGAAATTATGTAGAAGGTTTAACTGTCCTGCATTATTTTGTGGAGACTTATTTCATAAGGCCGAAACAATGGACCAAGAATTGGCAGAGATATGTTATAACGAACTAATCGAAGGATTTTGGATATATGCCATATCTGGAAATCATGATATTAAGAAAATAAGTAAGGTTGGTACTAAACCCTTTAGCTGGCTTTATCAAGTAGAGAAGTATGGTATCATGATATTAGATTATGAAAAAACCAAACTATCTTCTACACATAAAGATATTATGGTATATGGGGTTCCTTATATTGATAATAACGTGGGTCTAAGTGAATACTTAAAGAAGTTAGAATTAGATAAAAGTAAAAAGAATATTCTTTTACTACACACTGATTATCCCGGTGCAAAGGATACCGATGGTAGGGAGATAGATTCCGTAGAAAACTTAAATGTAAATGTTCTCAATAAATTCGATTTAGTATTATGTGGTCATATACACAAACCTCAAAGACTATCAAAGAAGGTTTATATGATTGGGGCACCTAACCATCAAAGGAGAACCGATAGAGATTGTGAATTAGGGTATTGGAAAATCTATGAAGATTTGTCTCTGAAGTTTGTACCTTTGAAAAATTTCCCAAAGTTCATCGATGTAGAAAGGGAAGAGGATATTAAGGATGATGGTAATTATTATACAGTAATTCCCCAAAAAGCTAGTACTCCAGTTAATAACAAACATAAGATTACTAAGCAACTTTCTAAGAAGTCTCTAGCAAAAAGATACCTAAGAGAGAAAGGTATTAAAGATGAGGTTAAAACTAATCTATTAATTGAAACACTTAAAAAGGCTGAATCATGTTAACGTTCTTAAACTTAGAGGCAGAAGGGTTTTGTTCAATAGAATCCTTACACCTACAATTAAACCCAACTTGTACCATACTTATCAAGGCCCCAAATGGGAAAGGTAAATCAACTATTCTCTCTGCCTTGGTATGGGCAATATATGGGAAAAACCTAAAGGGTGTTTCTGAGGTAAATACCTGGAAGCAAGTAAGGCCCAAAGATTACAAGGGTACTAAGGTACAAGTATACTTTCAGAAAGATTCTCATACATATAAGATAGTTAGGTGTCAAAAGTATGATGAAGTACTTGAGGATGGTGCTAAAGGTAAAGACAGACTTATCTTCATGAAGGATGGGGATATAGTTGATATCAAGGGGAAGGGGAAGATACAGGATTCTATAAACCGAGAGATAGGTCTATCATATACTCTGTTTATGAACTCAATTATGTTTGGGCAAGGTATAAAAAGACTCATACAAGAATCTAATTCTGATAAGAAAAAGATATTCGAAGAAGTATTCGATTTGGAGTTCTTAAACCTTGCTAAAGGCATTGCATTACAAGATAAAAATAACTTGATATCTCAAATAAACGAAGTAGAGCATGAGTCTCAAATGCTTAAGAAAGAATTAGAGGCTAATAAGGAGGCTTACTTCGATATGAGAGATAGAGAAAAATCCTTCAAGCAAAAAATCAAAGAAGAAAGAAGAGAGTTAAAACAAGATAGAGAAAAGCTAACTAAATTACTGATTGAGAAACAAAAACAAATTAAGGATGAAGTAGATGCTTCGCTTCAGATAAAGATTAAAAAACAAAATGAACTAATCCTTGATTTGAGGAGTAAGATAAAAGATGCAAAGAATCTATCGAATGTACCACTCAAGAAAGTAATTAAAGAATTAGTAATACAGTTAGAAGCTGGTCACTACAAACGTGCATTACGTGATGCTAAATCAATATATAAAGCGTTCTCTGACCTTGACAAATATGATAAAGAATATCAAGAGGCTTTAGAGAGATTAGAAGAACTTAGTAGTGTAAATGATAGATATAAGAAATTGAAATCTGATTGTGATGATATTGCTTCTGATATTGCTTCTATTGACGAAGATTTGGATAAGCTCAAACAGGAAAAGCTTAAGGTTATGTCTCCAAAGTATAAACAAAAACTTAAAGAGATTAGGAAAAACTTACGGAAGGTTGATGAGGACTTTCATAATAAAGAATTAGAGTTAGAGAATTATAACTGGTTAATTAATGACCCATTGGGTAATAATGGGATTAAGGCATACTTATTCGATTCATCACTCGAGTTCTTAAATAAATGCCTCGATAAATATTCAGAGGTATTGGGATTTAGGATTGAATTTAATATAGATTTGGGCACTGCTAGAAAAGAATTTGTTACTCTTATTGAAAGAGATGGGATGATTATAGATTACGATGAACTATCAGGTGGCGAGAAACAATTGGTCTGTGTAGCAATGGCTTTTGCAATGAATGAGGCTTTAACTGCCTCTAAGGGTATTAACTTAGCATTCCTTGATGAGGTATTTGAATCACTAAGTTCAGATAACATAGAAGTAGTTACCTCATTAATACGTCACATATTCAAAGAGAAAACTCTATTCTTGATAACCCATTTAGATTCACTTCCTCTTGGTAATACCAAAATTCTGCAAGTGGAAAAGACCCAAGGCCTGAGTAGGTACCAATTACTTTAAATTATGAAAAAGAGTAATTTAACTGATTACCCAAATTATAGGGTTTCTAAAAGAGGTAAGATAATCAGATTATCAGATGGGAAAGTTATAAAATGTTACTTGAACCATAGATTCAATAGGTATTATTGTTGGCTATACGATTCCAAGAATATTAGAGTCAAAGTATATAGGTATAGATTAGTAGCTATGGCTTGGATTCCCAATCCTGAGAATAAACCTGAAGTTTGCCATATAGATAATAATTCAACCCGTGATTATTATAAGAATTTATATTGGGGAACTCATAAAGAGAATATGGAACAAATGTCAAGAGATGGGAGAAGTACTAGAAATAAAAGTATAATCAGAAATATCAGTAAGTCTCGAATTACTTTAGTAAAGAGAAAAGACTATCAGAAGGTTTCTTTTGATATACCCTCAGAGAAACTAGAGCTTGTAATTAAGAAATTCTTTGGGAGTTGAGGCTATAATGGTATATAAAATACAATACACCATTATATCATGAACTCTAAGAATAAAGGAAATCGATTCGAAAGAAAGATAGGGGCTTGGTTTACGAAATGGACCGGGTACAAATTTGAAAGAAACAGAGCCGGGAGTGGAGCTTGGCATTCAAACAAGGACTCCACTTCTGATTTAACCTGTACTGATGAAAGGCATGCTCATAGATGTAAGATATCTATTGAATGCAAGAATTATAAAGAGATTAAATTTGAACATCTACTCTTAGGTAATAAGGGATGCGATATATTGAAATTTTGGGAACAAGCTTCTAAGGATGCAAAAAGAGCAAATAAAGTTCCCATACTCTGTATGAGATATAATTCAATGCCCTCAGAAGAATTTTTCTTTGTAGTTGGAAAGGGTCTATCTTCCGTATTCTATAAACCCCTATTCGATAAAGCCAATATTATGGTAATCGATGTACCAAAGATAGATGAGATTCTTTATGTATTCATGGCTAGTGATATACTGAAGAATGTAAACTATAAGTTAGTACATAAACAAGCTAAGTTAATTCTTAAAAATCGGTAACTCATGAAGAAGCATACCCCATACTCATATTGTATATTTTACCTTGAAAGGAAGTACTGTGATAAAATCAATAAAGAACTTAAAGAAAAGGGGTATGACCAAATCAAGGCAATTATTCCTATGGTAAATATATTAAGAAAAACCACAAAGGGTAAGATGGTATTCGAAGAAGTACCAGTATTATTCAATTATGGTTTTATGAGAATGCCTACTAAATTAGCATTCTCAAGGCCATTTCTTAATAAGTTACGTAGAAATATATCTGGTATCAGAACTTGGTTACGTAATACCGAGACAATGCACCCAAGAAAGAAAAAGGTAAGGATTGACAATGCAGAAGAATTTGATGATTTTTCTTTAGTGGCTACTTGTAGTAGAAAAGAAGTAAGGCGATTTAAACGTATTGCTAGAGAGAATAAGAAGTTTTCAGTAGATGATCTAGTCAATGTAAAGCCTGGAGATTACTTAGTATTACGGGGTTATCCTTATGAGGGAGTAGATGCTACAGTATTAGAGGTTGACCATCTTTGTAAAAGAGTAAAAGTTCTTATATACCCTGAAATGGGAAGAATGGAAGTATGGTTACCTTTTGACAACGTTATCTATAGTGTATATTTAAATCATGATCCAGATAAGCTTTATGCTAATTCTGGGGAATATGACCCTAATCAGATAACCAATGAAGCAATTGATAGTATAATGAGATATAGGAGAATTTAATGTTATGAACGAAGCTCAACAAAAAGCCTGGAGTTGTTTAATCGATAAAGAACAACAATCATTATTCCTTCAATTATCCGAAAGTAAATCTTCATGGGAAGCTGGTGAAATTTTAAAGTTATCTCATTACAAGTATCTTGAAATCCGGGAACGGTCAGAGAAATTCTTTAGGCTATTCTCGGATTTTTTTGAGAAACACACTTCTATTTTTCGACCAGATTGCCCCTGTGAGAGGAATTTCCAAGATTATATGGAGGGATGTTTAGAGAAACGATTAAAAAGAAAAGAAGCAAGCTTATTCACAGGAGACTCAGCTCAATTACTCCCAAAGGTAAACTCTAAAAATATAGAGAGAAACATGAAGAGGTTAAAGGAGTCTGAGGATGAATGGGACATAGACACTCTAAGATTAATTCTTGAATTTGATAGGTGGAATAACTTTAGAATACTTCCAAGGATGCTACAACAGCCTTCTGCATTTAAAAGACGGTCGAATAAAAAAGATAAGATATACATCAAATATCTACTTAATAGGGTACCGGATTGGATGCACACTAAACTCAAGGAAAGGTTTAGGTATAAAGTAAAACCAGGAAAGAAAAAGTATTGGGTAGCTTTAATATCTGAGGACCTATATACCGATGGTTATCTATTGTTACCAGTAAGACCTTTGGATGAAGTAGTAGATGAATTTAGTAGATTTTACATGTATGTATTTAAAACTAAAGATGATGCTGATACCTTTGGTTTTATGGTATCTAAGTTCATGATTAAAACCGAATCTGTTAAGCTTGGACAAAAATTCTGGCCAGAGTACCGTTGCTGTGTGGAAAGAGCAGTAAACTATAATCAAGTGAATAACATAGAATTCAATATTAAGAAATTGGATATGGCTTATAACACACATATCAAGAGAAAGCCTAAAAAACCTAAATCCACTGCTGCGAACCGAGCAAAAACCTCGGATTTTTATAAAAATAAATAGAGAAATAAGATAAGATTAAATTATTTATTCTTATATTTGCAAAGAAAATAAATGAATATTTAAAAATATTGATGATATGGCAAAAAAGAGTAGAAAAGACATGAAAGCCCCATCCAAGGAGAAATCAAATTTCCTTGGTGCTTCTGGGAGAAACATGACTTATAAGGATTTAAAGAGAAAGGCAATAATATTAGGGATGCCTTTCCCTGATGCTTGTTCTGCTGGGGTATTTGACTTATTACATTATATCAATGTATCAGAAGAAAAGCCCGATAAATCGTTAATTGATAAATATGACGATTGGATGGATAAGCAATTAGAAAATATTGGGTATTCGAAAGATGACCCATTAAGAAATTCTCGATTAAGGCTTGGGTTTCTCGGAGAAGAAGGGGAAAATGGGCAAAGAAGAACCAAACGAGTTCCTGGGATAAAGAAACCTCGAGAAAAGAAACCACCAAGAGAGAGGGATGAATTTAATCTTATCAAGGGTACAAAGAAATCTTATGTATTTGAATTAACTGCAAAAGGTTTTGAACTTGATAGAGTTATTCGGAGAATGAAAAAGAAATTCCCCGAAGCAAATGAGAAATCTATCAATCTTTGGTATAGAATGGCAAAGAGGAATATAAATGGTAAAACTAAAGGAAAGTAACAACGGACCCATACGACCAGATAGATATTATATATGGACTTGGAGACCAGATACCACCAATAAGATTGTTACTGAAAAGAAATTATATAGGAAACATCTAACCGGTATACCATACTTTACTAGACACCAAGTAAAGGTTACCTTAGTTTATCTTTATGGTGTAGATGTTCTTCAGTATATCCATATAATATCTGGGAGGAAACTTATAAAACAAGGCATTAGAGAATTATCCGATATGAATGGTAAACTTCTTAAAAAGGGTAGTACTAAATTCTGGTTTAAGGGTAAATTCGTAAAAGCAAGGAAGTTCATAATGCCCGATGAATATCACATAGATAAACACCGACGAAGAAGATTTATGGTACAAATGCACCGAGTCTTTAAGTCTAAAGGAAAAAAGGAATTCAATGAAAGGTACTCAATCAAACTCTATGGACAACGGCAAGGCATATCTCCCAAGTATACAAGGCAAAAGAGATTACAAATCAATCTTGCTATCCTACAGGATTTACAACAGGCTGAGTCAAGAGGAGAAAAATAAATTCAATCTGTTATTCCTGCAGTATCCTCCATTGGTAAGTTCATTGGCTTTATATTTAAGAAAGAAGATGAACATCCCAATACAAAAGGTACTATTTATCAAAGCACAAAGGGATATGCTTGAAATATTCGATGAGGCATCACTTAAATTTTTAGGGTATTTGCCTAAAGAAAGGTTTATTAAGAAGTCTTTATTATTTCAAGGGTTTGTTCCATTAGAGAGTATTAAACTTAGAAGGTCTTATGCTTATATAATGACAAATAGGATGATAGAAAATAAAATATGGGTCTACCCAATTCGATTATCCGATAACTATAAAACAATGATAAAAGGGAAATACAAATCCTATACCGAAGTATTTGGGAAGGTGGGTATTCCTGGGATAACTAAAATTAAATATAGCAATGAATAATAACGAAGGTTTTAAAATCACAGCACATCAACCAGCAAACCCATTTGCAGGTAAGAAGTTTAAGATAGTCACTTATCAAGGTGACAAGGAACTTGCCTCTCAGGCAATAACAATTGAATCTCAATTAGAATTAAAGACAACTCTAGATGAGATAAAACAATTCAATATTGCTCAGGAGGAATTATTAAAATCTGGGTATACTCAGAAATCCATACTAGTAAAGAAACTTATAACAGAGTGATATAAATAAATTATTAACCAACTTAAACATTACGAAAATGGCTAAGAAGAAAAAAGAAGTGGAACTGAAAGAAGTTTCCAGAACAGAAATTAATGGTGCAATTATTATTAAGTATGAAGATGGCTCAGTAAAGATTATCCCTGCTCCTATCATGCTTTCTGCCGAAGAAGCCGAAGACCTTTTTGGTTCTGAATCCGATGACGAGGAAGAAGAAGAAGAGGAATCGGATGATGATGATGATGATGATGATGATGATGATGATGATGATGATGATTCCGAAGAGGAAGAAGAAGAAGAGGAATCGGATGATGATGATGATGATTCCGAAGAGGAAGAAGAAGAGGAAGAACTGACCGGTGAAGAACTTGCCGAAATGGACTTCGAAGAACTTGAGGATGTCTGCGACGACAAAGATCTTGAAACTGACCCAGACGATTACGATGAAGACGACGTCGAAAAACTCCGTAAAGCAATTGCCAAAGAACTCGGTCTCAAATTGCCGGCAAAGAAAGAAGCCAAAGGTAAGGGCAAGAAAGGGAAAAAGTAATCTGGTAACTGTATTCAAGATTTAAAAGAAGGTAGGGAAATTTCCCTACCTTTACTATCAACTATTAATAAACGTAGAAGTTTACTTATAATAACCATTAACTTATAAAACATTAAAAATTATGGCAACAAAGAAATCAGACTCCAAGAAGAAAGGAGATAAGGAAAAAGATCCCGAAAAAGAAGCTAAACGTAAAGCTCGTCAAGAGGCACTCAAGAATCGGCCGGCTGAACAACGCCCTAACAGCAAGCAAATCGACGTTATTGCCATTAACGACAAATCCAAGGTAATGAACTTTGGTTATGCCGTTAAGAACAAGGAAGGCTATCAGGGTGTAGTGGTTACTTCTGTATTGGTTACGGATGGCAAACCGGTATCAACTTCAGTTTCATTCGTTCCGGGAACTCTTACCGTTAAGTCTAAGAAAGGACATGGCGTTATTTGTTCTCCGAAAAACAAAAAGGCTAAGGAAGAAGAAGAAGAGGAAGAATCAGAAGATTAATCTAGGCACATCCTAAAATAGCGATTACATATCGTCTGCAATAGTTTAAATTTAATAGAGTAACAACCACACACTTAGGACGTTGTTCAGCCAAAAGCTCATTGCCTGTGAAGGTAGTGGGCTTTAATTTTTTATACCCATGGAAGAAGAGAAATTAGCAATTCGAAAGAATATTCGAATACTTGCATTGGATAATCTAATAAATACTTATACTGATGTACTAGAAGATAAAGAATTAAACCTGGGACCAGATGAAAGGGAACTTGCCATCAATATAATAAATGAGGCAAGAGAAATGCTATCAGAAGAAACTCAGGAAGTATCTAACCAAGTAATGCAAAGACCCAAATGGAAAAAGACTTAAGATTATTAGTGGGAAACATTAATCAAACTCTCAGAGAATTAGATTATGTTTCGTACCTTAAAAAGGTAGCTCTTAGTAAGGGTAAGAAAGGCGAATACCAATCCCATAGGTTGAAGAGTAATTATCTGAAAAGAAAACTCATATCTCTTAAAGGAGCCCTGAATAAAAAACTTCATGGGACTTATATTGTTGCCCAATTTAATTTTATAAGGGGGGAACAGAAAGAAACTTTTGAACAAACTTTTACGGACTTATCTCAGAAAGAGGTAGAAGATATACTTCAACTCGAGGCAGTTTTAAAACAATGCAGTTTAGAAATCCTAGAAATTAAAGAAATCCCAACCCAAATTAGGAAGGTATAACTATGGTATTATGTAAATAGGAAATTCAATTATTCACCTAATATAAATGAAAATGGCTAAGAAAACAGAAAAGAAGAGTAAATCGGAATCCAAGACTCCGGAACTCACAAAGGCTAAGAAAGCTTTGGATGCTTACCTTAAAGAGAACAAGTTGGACCCTACTAAGGATTGGACCAAAGACAAGAAACATGGTAAAAAGGTTACCGAACTTGTAAACAAGCTCAATAAGGAAAGAGACAAAGTTGCTGCTGCCTATCCTGAAGCTGACCAAGAGAACAACAAGAAATTGGTAAAACTCCAGGAAAAAGAGAAGAAGGAAAAAGCTGAGAAGAAGGCTGCCAAAGAGAAAAAGGAAAAGAAAGGAAATGGCGGTAGAACAGCTACCAAATACGATTATCCTCTCATCGATGGCAGAGAAATGACTTCGGCTGAGAAGAAAAAATATCGTATGGAGCAAAGAAAACTTGCTTCAGGTAAGGCTCCCAAGGAGGAAAAGGAAACTAAGAAAAAGAAGGAAGAAAAGGTAAAAGAAAAACCGGCTTCCGATAAGAAAGATAAGAAGGCCAAAGACAAGAAGAAAAAGAAGGCCGCTAAAGAAGAAGATTAATAAGAGCACTTTTTACTTTTACTTATCATATTTTTGAGTATTCGTTAATAATGGTAGAAGGCCTGGCAATATAAAAATTGTTCAGGCCTTTTATTTTCTAATTAAGTCGAAAATGGAACAAGAAGTATATAAACCAAAACTTAGAATCACTACACTATCAGAGAATGGTACCCCATTATCCGATAGGTTGGTAGATGCCTATACCGAGATGAATTCAGGTCCAAAGGTACAGCATAACGGTCCCATAAGAGTAGAAGTAACTCTTACTAATAAACAAGATATTGATAACTTCAAAGAATACTTAGATAGGTTATCTGGTACATTGCCTGCTAAGGCACCTAATGTGGGCAGAGGAAGACCTGCAGGGACTACAATTAAAAATCTTGAATCACCAAGGGAGGATATTCTTGCAGATGTAGAGAAAATGGTTGAAGAAGGTAAAAGCCAACAAGAGATTATCAAATACCTAAGAGAACTGGGTTTTGTATTTATTCTTACGGAGGACTTTCTTTATCACTTTCCCGGATTTGAGTTCGATAAAAAGGATGTTGGAGAAGCAACCGATAATAAGCAATATCCAAATTCATTCTCCTGGATGGCAAGATGTATCAAACGGGCCAAAGACCCCAAAGCAGATAAATTCGATCCAATGGTTATCTTCGGGTTTAGCATCCTTGGTGGACCATCGAAGAAAATTGTTCCGTATCTTTATAAAGAAAGGAAGAAACCATTAAGGGCTCAAGTTGGTAAGAATGTCATCTCTTTCTCTCAGGCAGAATTCACTAAATTGCCTACTTTCATGTTAGAAGATGAAAGGGTTAAATTCTCTACAGAACAGAGGCAATTACTCCTTAATCCAGAAAAGAAACCATCTAAATTCTTTATGAGATGGTCAAGGGATGTGTTATTGCCCAATTCGGTATACGAAAAGTTAAAGAATAGAGATGGGCTAATCTTTAAAAATGATTTTGTAAATGAAAAAAGATAATATACCAGGTTTAGAGGGATATTATATAAGTAGGTTGGGTATTTTATGGAGCCTATATCCCAAACCCAGAAAATAAACCTTGTGTATGTCATAAGGATAATGTAGTAACTCATAATCGATATAGGAACCTTTACTGGGGTACACAGGCTGAAAATATGCAGCAATGTATTAATGATGGGAGAACTTTAAAGGGTAATAAAAACCCAATGTACGGGATATCAAGGAGAGGAGCTGCTAATCCAAACGCTAAATTAACTAAAACCCAAAGAAAGGAAATACTCTATAGAAGTAAAAGAGGTGAATCAATAGGAGAGCTAGCAAATTTATTCGGAGTATCAAAAGTAATGGTTAGAAGGGTATTAAATCCTAACCTAAGATCCTTCAATAGAATCCGCTAACACTTACCTCCGTATTTATTAAAAGAGTATTTTATATAAAATAATTTTAGTATATTTGCATAAAGAAAATTTAATTATGGACAAGGAAACAAAAGACATCGTAAAGCTCATTGCTAGTATTCAGATTGAATCACTCAACTCAATCAAAGAGGATGTTAAAAATGGGAATGATATTGCCCAAGACTTAATCAAAAAACTCCTTCAGATTGAGGATGACGAAATAATTCGAGCACTAGATGAGCACATTGAATTATACGTGGAAATCGAGAATACTCCTCAACTGATAAATATGCTAAGTGAATACCAAATGCTGGTATGCTCTCACATATTATTCAGAATGGAAGATGAATGGGTACATACTAATTCTCAGGGAGTACTTGGTACCTGGGCAATCTTCCAGAGGGCAAATCTCAAATTCCACCCAGAACTAACACTTTTAAAATTTTAATATATACATGGAAAAGAACGAATACTTAGAATCAGTAGAAATGAACACGGGAGTTGAAATGATTCCTTGCGAATCCTCTAATATTGAGGGATATGGGTATGACTCAAAGAAAAAACAACTTTGGGTTGCTTTTAAGGGAAATAGGGTATATCGATATGATAAGGTACCTTACGAGGTTTGCAATGAATTACACCAAGCAGAATCAAAAGGTAAATACTTGGCAAAGAATATCAAAGATAAGTTTAAAACTACTGGGTATGAACTCCGGAACTAAAATAACTAAGGGTTTATTAATTGCCATAGGAGCAATGCTACTTTACTTAGGGAGTAAGAATAATGCCCCCATAGAGGAAGTGAGCATTACTCCTTCTCGTTTAGAAAGTCCCTTGACCAGGTTACATTATCTTTCAGATAGCCTGGGAATTAAACCAAGGGAAGAGAAAAAGAAGCAATGGTATAAATATAGGGTAGAAATAGAAACGATTCCAGAAAATCAAATCTATAAGATTGAGAAATCTGGATACCAGCAATATGAAGTTTCTAGATTGGGTGAAACTTATTCTTATGTAACCTACGAATTTATCTCAGACAAGGTAATGACTACTCAAGAAGCTTATGACTTCGTAAATAAACATCCTGAAAGATGTACAAGGGTACCCAATACATCACAAGATAACCTCTACGATAAATATAATGAGGATTACGAAGATTACTTAAATGACCCAGAGGACGAAATTAACTATCCTCCAGAAATCTTCGACTTCCTAGCCGATTAACCTGGGCAAATAGAAAAATAATATAGAAATATTTTTCTATTTAAAATAAAGTTCTTATATTTGTATCAGAAAAAGAAATTAATCATTTTACTAACATTTTAAATATAGACATTATGAAAAAGAATGAAACAAAGGTTACTAACCTGGTTGCAACTAAGGTTGCCGAACAACTTGAAGGAATTAAAAATTCTAAGACTGCTAAGGCTTCTGCTCCTAAGGCCAAAAAGACTAAAAAGGAATTGGTACAAGATGCTCAAGAAGCTGCCACTAATTTTGCCAATGCCAAATTGGTAGAACTCTCTCCTAAAACCAAAACTTCCAAAAAGGAACAGGTTGTCAAGGAAGTTAAGGAACAACAAAAACCCTCCATCATCGAACAGGTAATTTCTAATCGGGAAGTTAAATACGTATACCCTGCCGATGTAGTTGATACACTTGCTCGGAAGAAATGGAGACAACAAACTCGAAACGAACTCCATCGATTGGAACTTGCAATGGCTCGTATCAAAGATACAAACTCTAAGGAGTTTAAGGCTGCGGCTAAAGCCTATGAGGACTTTAAAAAGAAGGTCCTCAAACCAGAACAAGTTGCATAAACCTTTATTAACCAGGTGCCCGGGATAATTACCTGGGCATCTCAATTCATACAAAATGGATTACACTATCTTCTCTGATAAAGAGATGCTTAAGCAGGACAAAGAATTGGTAGAATTACATAAACGATGTTGTAAGTCCTATCTAATCCAACATTCACTTAAGCACTCCAAGATTAAGAAGTTCTTTATCGTTTACGATTGGTATATAAATACTGATAACGTAAGGAATTTCTTTTTCAGGCCTATAAACCTTTTCATTCAGGCATTGCTTTTAGGGCAACTTGATGAAATATCCGATTACATTAATCCTAACAAAAATGGAAAACGAAAAAAGAAACGAACCAGAAAAGTATAACGTACTTTATTGCAAAGGCAAATATCAGTATAAATCTAAATATCCCCAAATAGAAACTAAACATAAGGTTATCTATGCAGGGCCAGTAGAACCAATGGCACCCATCTGGGATAATGTATCGGATATATTAAGGAAATCTGATAGAATTTGTACTGAATCTCGAAGAGAATTAAAGAAGTTAGAGGAACGTTCACAGAATAACCTTTACTTCAAGAAAAATGGTATTACTCATATAATCGTATACAAATGTTTAGAGAAATAGTTAAAGACCTATATATAGGCAAATCGAAGTTAACCATAGAATGTAACCAAAAGGAAATACCCCAAACTACTCTGGTTCAAGACATATTACAGAATACTGGATTTACGGGTAATATGCCCGACTACGGTACCTATGGTAATTTCAAGGATGGGAAATTTGAGATTACTCCAATGATGCCTAAGCATTGCTTATTTATTACTGGAGTACCCAAAGGGGCAATCCTTGATAATTTCAGAGTTAGAAGAACCTATTGGTCCTCTTATTATGAGGATGATGTAAGAGGGTACTTATTTCAAATTACAGATGAAAGTATACCTCGTTTAATAATCACAAACTAAATCTATATGGAAGCAATCGATTACGTAAAATTATTTAAGCTCGACCAAGAGAATTATGATTTTAAAAGGGAAGAGTTTATATCCGAATTAGGTAAAGAATTTCTAGATTATTGCCAAACCACTACAATTGGGATAGATAAAAAGACTGGCAATATATACTACTACCGATTTAGGGAAATAGTTAAGAATTTCGAAACTAAATTCTGGGCAATCTCAGAACTTAAAATAGGAGAACCATTAACTCAGAAATTATGGAATGCCTTTTTCGCTACTCAGGTAGTTCCCCTAAGGCAAAGGTTATTCCCAAAGGTTCAGAAATTAATCGAAGAGCAAAAGGGGATAACCAATAACCGTAGTAAACAAGACAAAAAACCTACGAACCATAAAAAGGCAAACTATGGCAAGGGAAATCACAGACCTGCATGGGAATAAATTTAAGGTAGGAGATTATAAACTTTGCCTTAATATTCCCATCACTGGGAAAGGTAATTTAGTATTCACCAGGGACCTAATCTCTGGTGAACCTTTTAATTTATCAGTAAGTAAGAAAAAATATAAGGGATATTTCTATAACCTATCTTTGAATCTGTATGTAAGGTTCGATTTAGAGTATATGGGTTATGATGAAAGTTCCGATATCAGAAAATCTCATTTGTATGTCAGAAAAGGAAAATAAAATGGTAAGATTCCCAAGACCTATGGGGACTACTGCAATGGCATTAGAATATCAGAAGAACCCAAATGATGAACTTCTGATAAAGATACACAACTACATTATTAATCAATGGCTGATGGGTAATGGTGTATTATGTGGTATCACCTATGATATCAATACATTCTCATACCGTATGGGTATAGATATCAATTACATACGTGTATTTATGAGAGATAGGCTATTAAGCTCTAGAATATGGGATAAAGAAAAGGCAGAAGATTTACTACAAGCATTAATGGGAGAACAACTAGCATGGGCTTTGGAAGACCGTATGGAAATAGCCCATCAGGTTAATATTCTAAGAGAATCTCAGGGAGGAAAATACGTACCGTTTATATCTGCCGAGCTGGGAAAGGCCCTTAAGTTAAAGCTTGAATCCTCTACATCATTGCAATCCATTGTACGTAATCTCACTGGAGGAAGTACCACGAATATATTTGCTCAATTCAATCAACAGAACAATATTGCTCAACAGAACTCTATTTCTATTGAGGAAGCCCGTCAAATCGTATTGGAATCACAAAGGGTATTGGATAAACCAGAAGAGGCTAAACTATTGGAAGACAGGTATGACATTAAGTCATTACCCGAAGTAGTTGCTACTAAACAGGAGGGAGTAGATACAAGTAAAGAGGGTCTTAACCTTAATAAAGCAGAGTTAATGCAAATTACTGATGATTATAAGGGAGCTATGTCTTCATTCTCTAAAGAACATCATGAACTACGTAGAGAAATCGAAATGCGTATAGACCCAGACGAAGAAGACCCAGAGTTATATCAATATGAAAACTTTGAGGAAGAAGAAAAAGAGGATGGCTCATTTGCATCTCAATTCCTCCGAAATAGTAAGCTCCCATAGTTATATCCGGATATTGCATATTTAAAAAGAAAGAATTATATTTGCATATCAATTTTAAAATAGACAAAAATATGGAACTACCAAAGACATCTTACAAAGAGACTCGGGTTAACAAGGTTAATCAGGGTACATACTTTAAATTAAAACCAACTGATACTGCTCCAGTATGGGTAAGAGACCATTATGATAAATCATCTAAGACTTATGCTTGCCATAAGTATGATGACTCAAATCACGAAAAATTTCTCAAGGGAAAAAGGAAAATATACATTGACTTTACATTTTAATCACATGAACTTATTTAGACGAAAGAGATGCTGTAGTGAACTCATTGCTATTAAAAATGGCAACTTAGTATTCAAATTGAGTAATACTCATATCAATGCTGCTTATAATACTTTACAGGCAATAATGAGGAAATCGGGTATATTCGATGAGAATCTATATTTTGACTTGTACCGAGAATATAGAAGACATTATGCTATATACGACGTAGTACCATCGTTGCTAAGGTATAAGCTACCATTGATATTTTCAGGTAGATATCCTAAAAATCTATTCGATAATCAGTTTACCTTTGAGGAATTGATACCTAATGCTTTGGTATATCATAACTTACCAGAAAATTTCAGATTACCCGAAAGCTCAGAGAAAATCCTTTTAGAAGTAAGAAAAAGGGTATCTGCTTATATAGACCAAGAAGATATATCAGACCAGGGTTATAGGGATTTGGTTCGAATGAATTTCGTAAAACAATGGGATGTATTTAGAAAGGACCCATCTCTTATAGATTGCTATATGGATGCTCAATTGGGCATGCTATATATGTGGGCTAGAGTAGAAAATAAAACAATCGTAAAGAATATAATCGAAAGAACTCAAGATGAACTAGCTCAAGAGTTCTTATCTAAATATCAACAAAATGGAGAATAAAGAGAAATTTGCTTTCCGAAAGGTTAAAATGTCGGAAGGTGTAGAGGTAGAATTTATTAAATTACTTACCTCAGTAGAGACTAAAAATGATGAGGATGTAATTAAAGCTTTTAAAGTTCAATTATCCTCTGGAGTATTAACTTGCCATGCAGAAATGTTATCTAGAACACCAAATCAGATAATATTTCAAACATCTCAATTCAGTAAACCCTATAACTTTTACAAAAACTGGGAACTATGGGTATTCTCTAATATCCTGGGTGTATGGACTCTAAATAGGTTTAGGATATGATTACAATGAAAAACCTCCAAGTAGAGGATATAAAAGACGAATGGTTATATAATGCCTTAACACAAGGTATTAAAGAATGTATAACTGCTCCAGTCCTAACTTTGGACCCAACAAAACCAGAACCCATTAAGAGGGCAGAAATGATACTGGACAATTTCTCTCAGGAGGGTTCTCCAGTAGTAGCTACGGTAATTGCTCCAGGCAATTTCATACAGATGATATTACCGAAACATGAGATACTTCTCTCGGTAATGTTCATATATAAGGAAAGAAATACCTATGTACAACTTATAATACAAAAACTGGCTTATGAACGAGAAAAGACTACCACCAAGACTAATGGTTCTGCTAGTGGTACTGAAGGGTGAAAAGGTATATAAGGTACCTATTAGGTCCGAAATAAAATTAGACCACCTAAAGGATTTCAATACATTGAGGAGAATCCTTACACCTTTAGTACAACTATACCATGGGGTAGGTTTTGATACTAGACTTACTTACGATGAATTCAGTATCTTCATTAATGACCTACAACATTTGGGATATGAACGGTTAGATGAATATTCCTCGGGTATACAAGAATTAGTAGAAGCAAAACCCATTACTGAGAATAACCAAGATGTTGAGAAAATACGAAAAGGGTTACTTATCTCTCTTAAATCTCAGGAGTTATCAGAGGTATTAGCTACTAAAATAAAGCAAGCCATACATGAAGTATTTGAAAACGAAAAGAAGAAAGGTGGACTAATGAACAAGGAACCCTCTTTAGAACCTATGGAGAGTTCAATTATAAGAGAGGCTCTATATTTGCTAACTCCCCAATTACCTTAATAATTGAAAGGCAGTCTAATTCACTGCCTTTCTTAGCGTATACACATCCTCAGCCTCCTTAAAAATAAAATAGATATATTTTTCTATAAAAATAAAAATGCTTATATTTGCATATCATTTTAAAAATAGACAAAAATATGAAAACGAACTCAGTAACTTACAATCAAGCAGACGAACTAACTAAGGTAGTTCGCAATTTCTTAGAAAAGAAATCTACATTTGAACTTGACTCTGATGAACAGGGTAATCTTCTTAATCTTCTAATGGGACTCTTAATCAAACTAGAGGATGATTACAAACTCAATTGCTTGGATATAAACCAGGTACAAATTTATGATACTACCTATTATTCTTTCATTTTCGAATCCGTGATAACTGCCGATACTAATCCCTATAAGGGACAATTAGCATCTGCTGCAGTTCAATTCATGAACGAATTCACAGATAACGATGGGAGGTTCATATCATTCAATCAACTCGATAGAAACAACTGGATTTTCCAACTTAATTTCTCAATCGCATGACAAAGTATAACGTTAGTCCATTAGTTGCTCGGGAGATAGAATTCTCCACGGGCACTATCTTTGGTGGTAGTTGGTGCCGATACTTTATTTCAATCACCCTACATCAATGCTATATAGAAGCAACATGGAAAACCCGTCCTAAAAATGATTTAGACGGGAACAAAGAAATCTTTAACTCTTTACAGGAGTATCTAGATTGGTTTGCTAATCTTAAGAAAACTTACGGGAGGAGAATATCCCGTAAACAAATGGTATATGCTGCATACGATGAAACAACTCGTACCTTTAGTTACAAACCCTACGAGAATTGGGCTACCAGACGTTCTAAGGAGAAATTAAATAAGCCTAAGGAACCAATACTGGCCGATGAATTATACTAATCCCCTAACCAGTTAATATATCCTCAGGAAGTTCAGAAACACCAACATCTGGGCTCCCTTAATTATTGCATATTTAAAATATTATTTCTATATTTGCATAAGAGAAAAATAAATATAATTATTAACCGACCTCGAACAGGGTCACAAAACTTATTTCTTATGACAACTATTAACGAAATCTCAAATCACATTATGGGTTACTTCAATGGAACTCTTGATGCTTTTGGTTACACTGCTCAATCAGTTAACGAAATCTCAAATCCGGATGAATCATATATGGGAACTCTTAATCTCCAATTCCGGGATTATCCCATAAACGATGACGAAAAGGTAGAAACCTACTGCAGAGAATCCGATGCTTTTGAACAATACGTGATAGAATTCATTAATTCTCATTGGGATGAACATCACCCATTAAAAGAACTTAACCCTAATCATCATTACATGTCAAACTCATATGGAGATACTATCCAGGTACATTTCAATGATGAATCCCTTTTCATTATCATTACTATGACAGGGCAATATTAACAAAATCTTCTGGGAGGCACTCAAAACACCTCCCAGAACCTCCCTATTTATAAAAATAAAAGTAATTATAGAAACAAGTTTAGAAATAATTTTGTATATTTGCAATGAGAAATATTTCTCAAATAATTTTAATATAGACACGTTATGAAAGAATTAAAAAATTTAGAGGCCATCCGGGAACTGCTTGCTTCCCACCCCATTTATACTTATGATTACTCCGATGGTCTTCTCATTAACAAGGAAGCTACCAATATCCAGGTTTATTCAATCGACTTAGAGGATGAACCTTTTGCTGATTATATCTCAGGATATATCATCACCTATGCTTCAGAGGAAGTTCTCTTCGAAAATCTCCGGGAAAACATTATTTCTCACATGGACTTAACAAAGGGTGCCGACGACCAATATTATGATTATTCACCCTCACAGGTAGAGGCTATCTTATTCGGAATCCTTCAATTAACCCCAGAACATCAGGATTATATCATAACCGGACTCAAAAAACATCTCCGGGAATTTATCCAAGACGATGAACAAGATGAGGACATGATATTCCAATATACCAGCATTTATAATGCTATCGAAAAATGGGAATCAGACCACAGGGAAACAGAAATCTTCCAACAACTTGCAGTATCAGAATTATTTAACCAACTAAATAAATAATCACTATGGTAAACTTATATAAATTACTCAACGTACTGGAACAGGGCATGTCTCTGTTCCAACTTAATAAATGGAAAACCGAAGGCATCTGGTATCCAATCACCCAATACAAAAAGGAATCAGATGAAATACAGGTAGTAACTAACCTATTTATTGCTGACCAGGAACAGTACCATATCCAACTATCTGGGAATTATCCAGAAGAATCTGAAGACTGGAACAAGTTTCTAGAGGAAAACCAATGGAAAATCTATCCCTTACTTGCAAATATAATGCAAGTCTTCTTGCCCACAGGGAACTACCAATTATTCTATACTCAATATCCACAGGGATTCATATCCATAATCGCTAAGCCCCATGATAAGTAAAGAACTCAAATCACAATTAAGTATTCTCAAGGAAACTAACCCAGAATATATTCAAACCCTAAAGGATGCCGTTACGGCATCCTATAAGGCAGAACTTCAGGCAATCAAACCCAGTTCTACCGAAGAAGAGGAACAACTCAATATCGAACTCAAGGACATAGTATTAAAAATACTATTTGGGCCTTTCTATAACTATTTCGTATCAGAATACGTAGTATCAGATACTATATGGGAAGAACAGGATAAACTAATCGAGGACTTATATTATTACTTCAAATCATGACACCGTATATTCAACAACAACTTAAAAAGCTATGCGATAATCCAAATTGGTATGACGATATGCTCATCTCATGGGATAAAAACCCAAGAAATCAAAGGGAAGCTATTTATAACTACCTTTCTCATGTACAACTAAATGGGTTACTAGAAAACACTCAGATAGTTTTTACATTCATAGATGGCGACATGAAACCAGCTTTCTATTTCGAAATTCCCAGAGATACCAATCGATATCTTATACTGGGAATCCTCGATGAAGCAGGTTATCCTCATTGCTGCCTATTAGGCCAACCAAAACAAATGTTTAACCCTCAACTCAATTAACATCATGAAACCAACAATAACAGTAAACCAATATCCAATCGGATGGGAATGGCTAGACAGAGTACCTCTAGAGGACTTTACTTGGCTTATAGAAATATTCTCTACCATGACCGATAACACTGATACTTATGACTTTGCTACCTTCGATAAAGAAGCAACTAATGGAGAACCTCCTTATCCAGTAATCGAAATCAATAGGAAAGGCTTAGCCCACTTCATGAATGATGACCAAGGCTATAAATCAGGTATATCAATGTACGGTCACTATATAGCATGTAAATGCTTAGACATATCCTCAGAAAGGGAATACATGAATCAGTATACCGATATAAGAATCCTAACCAATGAAATAAAACCATGCTAACAAAAGGGAAATTCCTGGTATCTTTCGAGGTACCAGGACACACTAAAGAATACACAGAGGGATTCACAGAGGAAATGGTAATCCCATACAGAACTGAGGAACTTAATATCTATCTAAGGTACCCCAACCAAAGGATAAACAACAATCACCTTCACTCAGAACACATAAGATTACAAATAAGAGATATACTACAGATACCCCTAACAGATATAACCATAATCGATATAATATCACTACCATGAATATCATCTATCACATAATCCGAATAATCCTATCCGTAGGCACCATCCTAACCCTCATACGCAATGAGAAAATATACCAAGCCTACAAACACCACCACCCAACAAACAAATTAAGGTATATAATATCACAAACCCTAATATTAATCCTATACACCTCATCACTAATCTTAGTATCCTACACATATAGGATTATACTAACCCACCTATAACCCAATACTCCCCTACCCAACACAAAAAATAAAAAGAAAATCTTAATAGCGCAACTAAGCTACAACCTAATTTAGGTACATAATATAATACACCTACATACATAACATATAACCATCCCCCCTTATATATACTAATCATATAATACATATCAAGGTACCTCGCCGGGGGTTTTGGGGATTTAGGCAAACAGGGCTAGGCAAATTTACCTTACTATACAAAGCCACTCAACTCACTATATAGCCACTATACCATATAGCTCTACTACACACTTTAAAGGCAAACTCAAAAAGGCCTAAAAAGGCAAATAAATCCGACCATTAATGGCCCTTAATCCTCATTTGCCAAGAGCCCCTTTATATATATATTATATAATAGATTGCATTCAAGGTAATTCGAAGGTAGGGGATTATATAATACAGATATGTTATGTAGCTTCTATGTATGTAGGTAGTATAGCTTTAGTACATTGTCGATTAATGGCCATCACTAATTAGCCTTGATTACCTTCACCAAGTTATTATATTAGGTATTATATAATAAGTACTGGGATTAGGCAATAGGATTTGTGATCAAGGCAAATTATTTGTTAGGTTTTAGGGCTAAATGGTTTATAGGATTTAAGGCCTTCAAGGGGCATATTTAGGCAATATTCCTAGTAAGTATGTAAGTAATTGGCTTAGTATTTATATTAGCATTATTTGCATAACTCTAGGACAATTTGGGGATTTCGATTGCCTTGATTACCAAGAACCATTAGGTATTATATAATATAGGTTATAGGTAGGGAAGGTAAATGGCAATCTCCATTCATGGCCCCGGGGATTTTTATAAGGCCATCAATAACCTACGAAGGCAATTGAGGTTATTGCATATATAATATATTATATTTATATTTGCATTGTAATAATAACTAATTAAATATAGACAATATGAAAGATTTTAAACTGTACACTCAATTCAATTTTGCAAAATGCGTTCACCTCTCCCTGCTCTCAGTTCCCGAAGGTAACCTATGCTCCTCTCCCAAAGGCATCATTAGATTCATTAAGCCTTACTTACGGGAACTACAGGAGAACACAATCATTCCCGATTACTTAACTCTAGTATCAATCCAAACTATCGAAAACGGAGAAGCCGGGGTACATATATTAACCTTTACAATCAATGACCCAGAACATTTCGATGACGATGATACTGCTGGCATCACTTGCCTTGAATGCTTACGGGATACCTTTGCCTATGACCCAGAGGCATGCTTTGGTCAGGCACCTAAGGTAAACGAATTCGAAAACCTTTACACAGTAACAGTTCCTTTCACTTGCTAAATCACTAAGGGGTATCCATAACAGGGTACCCCTATTAATATTAATACATTAAATACAAACGTTATGAGAACAATTAATCAAATTTCAAACCTCATCATCCTTACCCTAGTAAATTACGCTAGGGATTATCCATGGGCATTCTACATTGCCAATTCACTTTCACAATTCGATTTGACATTGCCAGAACTAATGCAATCGAAAGCTAAGGAAATATCCATCTACCTTAACACAGATGATTGCCTTATGGAATTCTCATCCGAAATCCCTGACCCAGAGGAAATTGAACCCGATTTTACCTTCAACATCGAGTATATAACCTTTCAGGTATACTTCGATTAATATATTAACCCAGAGCCTAACTAAGGTACCTGGGTTTTTACTTACGCTAACTTAGTAAGCCCCTATAGGCTATCCTAATCTCTATAGGCTTACCATAGTCCCTATATGGCCTTATTGAATTAGGACCTAATAGGTTTATAGAGGGCAATAATATAGGGGATATAGCTAATCGGCCTTAATTCTTTATCACCCTAGTCAATTAATGGCCATCAATATACAGGTATATAATACACTCTCAAGAGGACAGGCATAAGCCATATAGGATTATCCATATACATATCATATATGCCCACTACAAGGCGTGTGAAGATTTCCCTTGTGAACCTCCAAAATTAAGTGCAAATATTAAGTCCTTTTAGGGTGCACAATATTTTCTATTTTATGAATTTTTCAAGAAAAATAATTTTGAAAATAAAAATATTCATTTTCTCAAAAATTTTTCTTGAAATTATTTGTAGATTAAAATAAAGTTCGTATCTTTGCAATGTGAGAAAAACAAAGCGATATTTGAATGAATTTTTAATTAAAACTTTTTAAGAAAATAATTTTCTAAAAATTTTGTAGATTAAAAAATAGTTCTTATATTTGCAATACAGAAATGAAACAAATACTACCTTATTAGAATAGTTTAAAAAGTCTTGAGGGTCTATTTGAAAAGGTAATAAAAATAATAAATAATAAAACTTTCAAGCATCTTATTATGAAAAAGCAGATTAATAATGTGAATGTAGAAAAAGCAAGTGCAAACGCAAAAGCAAATAGTTTAATTGCTTTAGACGTTCTTAAATCAGTAAAAGAAAAAAACGCGGGACTTTTCAAAACTTCTTTAGGGACAAAAACAGAGATTTACAAAAAAGAACTTTTCGACGGTGCAAACGAAAAACAAATAAAGTCTTTGCGTAAAAAGTTCAGAAACGTAACTTTCAATTTTCTTTCGTCTATTGCTACAAATGCAGATAAAAAACTAATAGATGGTTTCATAGACTTCTATAAACAAGTCTATGTTTTGAATGATTTTTCTTTTAACTCTATTGCATCAGAAAACACAAAAGACGAAAAGAAAGCAATTCTTTTAAAAGGTTTAGAAATTGTAAAGAAAAACGCAAAGTAATATGTTATTGAATGTATTGTTATTTGTTGGTTTAATTTATTTGATAATTCAAATAATTAAAGACGTGAAAAACTTTTTTAAAAATGATAATTCGGACTTTAAAAGTTAAAGAGTAGAAAGATAAAGGGACAAAGAAATAAAAATCTTTGTCCCTTACTTTTTATTTCTAAATGTTAAATTTAACGGAACCGTTCGGCCCTTTGAATACCACAACTTTTTGGCTCCTCGTATTAAGGGCATGCCCACATCCACACACCACACATGCTCACACAAAAATAAAACATCCCTGGCTCTCATCCACCTTATCCCCCTGGTAGATTACAATATCAAAGTTCTTTCTATAAACCAAAAACTTATAAAGATATGGAAGAAAAAACATTATTCAAACTATCACGTGCAATTACAGATACAGGTACAGTATCTGTATCTTCAAAAGGTGGTACTATAACCCACCGTATCACTTCCCTTAAAAGAAAACTAGTAAATGGCAAAGTAGTTTCAACCTCTACACCCTCTTGTACTTTGGGCTCAGCCTCCGTAAGTTGGGCTACTTGGGGAGGAGTTACCGTTGGAGATGGTTACTTAGATGTAAAAATTAACTATTCAGAAAATACTGGGTCCTCAAGGTCTACTACTCTGACATTTACCCAAAATGAGTCTAATAACAAAATCAATCTCACAGTAACTCAGCTACAAAAGACTTCAACATTCACTCTCTCTGGATTGCCCACAAGTACAGGCTACTATCTCTTTGGCAAGGGAGCTAGGCCACAGAATACATCATCTTCAGATCGGGCGTATATACAGGGTCTCTCAGCAACTGGTACTATTACTATGAAGATTCCATTCTATGCCAATGACTCAGAACCTGGTTCTCGAATAGAATGTACTACTAGAGATAAAGTAGCTGTATATACTAAATCAGGTGCTACCTGGATATTAGAGGGGTCATTTATAGTACCAAGTGCAGGAGGAACAGTATCAATCTAAAAACATTATACATTATGGAAAATAAAGTTCTTAAATTAGGGGGGGAGAGATCTACCCAAGACGTATATGCAGAAATAAGACAGGGAAACTCTGAGAGATGGACAATACAATCTCAAAAGCGTAAGTATGTAAGTATGTAAATGGCAAATTGTCCGGGGTTCTTGAAGTTGGTTATTCTGCCAGCATCAATACCCCGGACTATGTGTTCTGGAGGAAGACAAAAGTAACAATGGTATTCAGATTACTG